ACTACTGGCGGTAAAATTTTTAGATGTATGTTTATGGTTGCAAAATACGGTAATAAGGGTTTTGATTTCGGTTTTTCTATAGTCGTTGACGTGCGCGTTATAAACGAAGGTCCTCGGTTGGAAGTTCCAGGTGTTGGTCAAAAAACACAAGATATAATAGAAGTAACCGAAAAAAACATTAGAGATAAATTAGTTAAGGGTTTAGAAAATTTAAATGAAATGGAAGAGATTATGCTTAAGAAGGATCAGAAAAATTTAATGAAATTTAAATCTGCTAATAAAGTCAAGATTGAAGATAAACCAAAGGTTGCTATATTATCTATACGTTCTCAACCAATTGATGTACTTTTACCAGAGAATGATAAACCGTTTATTAACCCAACAAAACCACAAGAATTTGAAGACTATTTACGTGTAAAGGGTAACGAGGTAGAGTATATTAAAAATACAGATTTGATTCAAAAACAAGTCACGAGTGCCGAGGAAATGTATGGTACCCCGAAAAAGGTTGATGTCCCTGTAATACCACAAAAAAGAGTTGGAACTGGTTTGATCGAAAAACTGAGGGATACTGTCAAAAAAAATAAATCGGTCCTATTGTAATGATCAGTATAGATGATATATCAAAAATAGCTGAAAAAAGAAATAAACTGAAAAAAGAAACGTATACGAAAATATATGAACAGATAACTAAGAAAATAAGACAATCTGTTGATATGGGGAACAAATATCTATTTGTACAAATACCTTCGTTTGTTATGGGGTATCCGCATTTTGATAGAATAAAAGCCATGCATTATATAATTAGACAGTTTCAAATAGGTGGTTTCATGGTACAAATGGTTGGTGAATTTGAAATATGTATATCTTGGCGACCTACAAAAAAGAATAAGTCTAAAGAAGAAAATAATCAAGAAGATGAATCGTACGAAGATTTCCCAACACTCGTAAACTTAAAAAAAGCTGCAAATAAATACAGGACAGCGCGATAATTGGTTCATAAAAAAATTCCCCTTTATCATAAATGGATAACCTTAACATACTCGTAGAAGCTAAAAGAGAATATCTCGGTCAGCTATGCATTCTCATGTGCCCGGTTATGATAGAGACGTTTGAAGAAATGTATGAAGAAGCATACAAATTATCTAAGGGGAGAAAGGTTCTTGTAATGTACCAAAAACTTCTCAAGGAAGTACCCAACTGGAGTGATGCCATGTCTAAACAACACTCGGATAACATTGCGAATAGATGCGCGTGGTTTAATGATTTACTCGCAGCAGTTTTTGTAAGTTGTGTAAAAATATTATCAGCTGTTCGATTAAGCAAAGATAATAAAAAAATATCACTTAAACTTCCTACAAATGAAGTGTTTATTCAGATGTGTCATAACAAAGCCGCAGAATCCTTATACAATGATCCGTATATATATCACGAAGAACAAAACGAACATTCGAGAAACGACAAACTTTTTGAACGATTTTCGGTATGTATAGAAAATGCTGTAAAAGAACTCATCCCTGTTCAACAAATTTTACAGACTTATATGTCTCAAACACAAGAAGGGCAAGATTTGGATTTGGGTGATGCCGAAGTGGGTGATTCTGAAGATCCAGAACTTTTGGAAGGTGATCAAGAAGAAGTTGCGAGTGAACCATTTGAAAGTGAAACTCAAAACGGAATGCCAATGGAAAGTGAACAATCAGAAGAAATGGGTATGGGTATGGAAACGGATATGAATATGGGTGAACAACAAGAACAACCCATGCAAATGTCCGATGACGAAGAAGACATGGAAACAAACACAAATCAACCACCATCTTCTTTTTACAATAACGAATTCAAAACTATAAACACTAACGACAGACAACAGGTACAAAATCGCGACGAAGGTGTTTTATTTCCAGACGCACCCGATGCTCATAGAAAAAAACCTCAATTATATTAAATGGAGTTCGAAGACTATTTAAGAGACCCAGCATGGGCCGGAATAATTGCTGGCTTTATCACAGCAGGATATATACATTTTAAAGCAAAATTAAATAACGAAGGTAAGCTCGCCATGAGTGCATACACAAAACCAGCTGCACTTGTCGCAATATTAGTTTTTTTGATAGTATCTAACGGTTTGGGTAAGAAAGAGACTATATCATCTGAACCATTTTAAATATAACTTAAAGATAGTATTAGTATACTTATTACAAAAATGACGTCAGTAACAGCTTTCAATGAAATGATGGGTCAGTTCATCGATGAATTACAACAGACTTTCCCAGAAGAGAAAGGATTAAAAAAATGTAGATCTGCATTTGATCTTATGAAAGATACCAATCCAAGATTAGTCGTCGATGGTTTCATGTCCAATGTAATGCCGTATGCGGATAAAATTTCGTCGAAAGATGAAACATTTTTTATCAACGAATCTAAAAATCTCGATTTTATGAAAGGTGTTAACTTGAAAGAACATTGGGGAGGGTGTTCTGAAAACACAAAAAACGCTATCTGGCAGTATGTACAAACCCTATATATGCTCGGTACAACTATTAAAACTATACCAGCCGACACACTTAACATGATTGAAAAAGTTGCTAAGCAATGTGCTGATAATATGGGTGACGATGCCAATAGTATGGACGAAGCTCAACTTATGAAAACAATGCAAGGTATGCTCGGTGGAATGTTAGGTAACGGTAAAAAATAAACTCCTATTATATAAATGACATCGTGGTTCGACGATCCCAAACAACTCATTCGTACAGATAAAGTTTTAAATTTTTGGCCATCCAGTACACAATCATCAGAAGAACGTGTAAATTCGGCAGCACGTTTTATAATTTATGCAACTTGTATAATATATTTAATAAAAAGAGATGTGCGTATATTTGTTATAGGCGCCACTGCACTAGGTGTACTTTACATAATGGAAAAATCTAATATGGTTAAGGAATCCCTTAACAGAACAAACCAACCAGAATACAAATATGGACAGTGTCAAATGCCAACAAAAGATAATCCCATGGGAAATGTTCTCATGTCGGATTTTGGAGACAGACCAGATAGACCATCATCTTGTTATTATCCAACAGTACAAACAAGTGTTAATAACTTAGTAACCGACGGTGTTAAATATGGACCAGCTCGATCGAGATCTTCAGCACCAGAACATCACAGAAATGCCATGTCTAGACAATTTGTATCTGTTCCAGACGTTGCGTTAACAGCCGACTCTCACTATGAGTTCATACACGGTAAGAGAGAACAAACGTGTAGACAAAACCCACGCATGTGTAATCCAGATGCAAGAGGTGTACAACTCGAAGCATTCAGAGGTTTAGATCCAGATGGAGATTCCCGTGTCCATGGAAGTAGAGCACCGGCTAGCTTTTCTCCTTAAAAATTGTTTTTTTACTTATTAGTAGATACTCGATTTGCTTAAACAAAATCTTTTGTAATAGTAAATGGCGTACCAACTCCAACCAGGATTGAAAATAGTCGAAGACAAAGCTATTCCAAATACATGTGCGACTGAAGAGGTTTTTTTATACCCCCAGCCCAGTACACTAAACTATGGTTCATCGAGACCAAATACCATGTTATACGGAACTGCCCCATACATGGCAGGTAAGGGATCCCCAGCCCAATATATAGAGACAAGTGACACACTTCGTCCACAATCAACGACGAGATTCAATAAGGTTTTAGCAAAGACTTACGAAAAAAATTTTCATCCACTTCAACATGTCGAGTGTAAAGTTCCACTCCGAACTCAAAGTTACGAACCCGCGAGTACACGTGCTGATGTACAAAATGGTATGTTCGGTAAAAGGTACATGAATAAAAATGTTAATAAGAAATAAGAATGGCTGACCCATTATCGATTTTTGCTATTGCAGGATTAGTTTATGCAGGTCGTAAACTCAGTAAAAGTTCAGACGAACAATATACTCTTCAAGCTGCTCAAATAGCAGACAAAGAAGACGTTAGACCAGAATCTAATAGAAATTTAACTATAGACGATGATTTTTTGGGACAAACTTCACCCCTTGTTGAATCAGAATATATGTCTAAAACTGAAGTTTCATCGTTTGGTGATATATCTCAACAAGGTAGATCATCGGGTGGTGAAGTCTTAGAAATGAGAAATAGAATGTATGATGGAGGAATTATGAATAACCTTTCACCAATTGAAAGAACAAATGTAGGTCCAGCCCTTGGTGTTGGTCCAGATGTACCCGCTATAGGTGGACATCACCAACTTTTACGTATTAACCCAGAAAATGTTGGTGCGTATAGATTAACAACTTTACCAGGGAGAAGTGGTCCCGCCTTTGACGGTAAAGGTGGTCGAAGAGGTATTGCTGGAGAATTAGGTCATAACAGACCTGAGAAAACTGCGTATCTCCCAGATCGTCTTCCAAATACGGGTGGTAGAGCACAGGGATTTTCCGGTAGAACAGTGCGAAATGAACATGAAAGAACAAAAAGAACAACAAACAGATCAGAAACTGGTTCTAGAACAGATACACTTTCTACAGCATCAGCAAAAAGAACAGTTTCGGCACTTACTAGAGCTGCTGAACCAACTAGAAACAAAAAGGATGGTAACATGGAAGCTTACCAATACCAAAATAACCCAGCACCAGGTATTCATAAATTCAGCCACGGTTACTTGAATTCGCCAGGTTCTAAAATCGGTGAAAAGCGTGTATATGGGGATGCATACACATCGAGTGAACTTGGTAAATACGGATTTAGACCAGACGATAGAAGAGGTAAAGCGGGTCGCGCAGCTGGTCCAGGTCGTATGAATGTTCGTGCCGATCCACTTAACCAAGGTGGTATGGTGACGAGCGTTCGTTCTGATACGACACGTATAGATGGTCGTGTAAACTCAGCAGACGGTGGATGGACACAACATTACAAAAACAATGATTATCATCAATTCAATGCTTATAAAGGTAATTTTAACCCTAACAGTACCCAGGATGGTTTGGGTGTTGCTAAAAGACAACTCCAAAATAACCCACTCTCGCATAGCCTCTGTTAAATAAAAATGAAAACATCAAGTTAAACATTCATTAAAATAATACTCCGTTATTTTAATGAAGGTACATACCTTAGATATAGATAGTGGAGAACGTGATCCTGTATCTTATCCTAATCCAAGTGATTATATTGTTAATTTAAAAACACCTATTTACAATGTTAGTAAAATATCATTAATATCAGCACGTATTCATAATAGTCAATATCTCATAAACGATAGAAACAATACATTCACTATTAATAGTTCATCTACTAATTATGATATAACGATACCAAATGGAAACTATGACGGTAAAGATTTAGCTTCGAATGTTGTTGTGAATTCAAATAGCATATTATCTGGATCTACGTATGATAAAGATACGAATGCTATAACCTTTGAAGGTCCAAATCAGTTTAGTTTTGATTTTTATAACGGTAAAAATGGGTATAAATCAACCGTGAGTGGTAAAACAACACCACACGATGTATTAGGTCTAACTGCAAGTAACGTATTTTCTACATCCACTTCTCCTTATAAAATGGAAACTGGTAGCGTTAATTTACAAGGTGCAGATGCTATTATAGTCAAATTGAGTAGTGGTTCTGACGATTTTAATAAATCTATATTTTCAGATTTACCTTTTTACACTGGTCGAATACTTTTGTGTGGTGATGTTATAAATTATTCGGGTGTAGACGATGCTGTAGAACACAATTTTGATTCGGGTAAACATAAAACGATATCGAAGTTACGTGTTCAATTTTATTATAGTAGTAATAATCGTTTAATACCTTATAATTTTAGAAATGCAAATCATATATTAAAACTTGCAGTTACGTGTTCGACTGATAAATTTGTTAATATACCTAGATTATCTAATGAAGAAACCGATGAAGAAATTATATCCGAGACTTTAAAAACACCTATGAATATCCTCGAAAAAGAAGAAGAGGATAGTCATAAATGGGATGCATTTATATCTATATTTTTATTAGTTTCTATGGCAATATTTTTATTACTTGTTATTAAAAAACCCCAAAAAGTTACTTCGTAATAGCGAAGACTGGTTGTTGTGGTCTTTGTACCTTAGAAGACACCCTGGACACCGCCAAGTAGACGAAGATGGACAAGAGAGTGGTGAACAAGGCAGTGAGCGTGTAGTTCATACCTCCGTTCTTGTTAACTTTGACAACTTGGTTGACGACCCATCTCACCAAGTCGACCCACGAAAGGGCGGCGGCAAATGAGAAGCCAGCAACGATAGCGTTGAGGGATTGACCTTCGAGTTCACGGGCGATGAGCATAGCAGTTTCTTGGGCAGACATTTTTTATACTATAAATGTAGATTTTATTCTGGGAACAAAGTATCCTCGAATAAAATTTTTTTATACTTTTTAGTGTTTTTTAAATACCCTTTAAGCATTTTAGGTTTACTTCCTCCTGAAGAAGACGATTCAGTTTCGGATTCAGTTTCGGATTCAGTTTCAGTATCGGATTCACTTTCACTTTCACTTTCATCTGAGCTATCACAAGATATTTTGAAAAATGATGATTCGATATTAGATCCCTCTGGATTAGAGGTGTTCATTACTATCTATAGCATTTTTTAACATCTGTTCTGTCGGGTTTTTCGGCACCCATTCTTTCCAACTATCATACGCCATGTTTATTTTAACAAACTTGTATTCTCTACCTGAATACCTTGTAAATTCAATATCTTCTTCCTCTTCATCTATAATTTCAAGTTCATCTTCACTATCCGTATCTTCTTCGTATATTTCTGGGAAAATAGACCCTGTTTTTTTACCGACCTGGTTCATAGCACAGTACTTCATAGCGTATTCCATATCTTTACCAAGAAGTATATCTCTACCACACGCTTTTGCGTACCCTGCTGCAAGTACCATTGCCTGTTCTAAAACTGGTTGTATAATATTTAATGCTGAACCCTGTATTTGTTCTTGTATAAGTAGACTTGCATCATTTTCTTGTTGAAGTGTCATTTTAATAGAGTAAATTTGCAATACCGTTCTCCACTTGGAGTATATTATAACTTTGTGCCAAAACTCTAAGTTCTCTTTCAGCCTTATTATCCGGTGTTGTTGTAATTTTTAGTATCTGGTCTTTAATTAAACTGAAATTAACTTGTCCTGTTGGGTACCATCTTTCGGGTTCTAAAGCAAAACTATACGAATAGTACCTTCTAAATAGTTGTGTTCTTGTATGATGTATACCGCTTTGAACCGCGCGTAAATTAATAACTTCACCAGCCGCTCCACTAATAACATCGGTATCGTCTAATGTTAAAGAAAGTTTTTGTAAATTCTCATAGTTCGTATATTCGTTAGTGGTATTAAATACTTGAAAAAGGGAATCGTAATCAAAATTGGTAACAAAATGAGGATTCTCTGAATAAAGATTTTCTTTTCTAAGTCTTTGAATTATAAAAAAAAGTTCCTTTACGGGATGTTTAAAATTAAGTCTATGTGTTGTATTTACCACGCTGTTAAGATTTGCATCTTTGGGTATTATATCCTTAACTTCTTGAATTTGTGTGATTGCGTAATTTGTTTTTTTAGATTTTATCTTATCCTTTTCATCTTGTACTAACGATACCATTTCGGTCGTTATTTTCGTTCCTTTTATTAGACCTTTTGTTTGTACATAGTCACTTAAATAATAAATTGAATTATTTGCAGGGTTGGCTGTATCGAACCCAAAAATACAATCTTTTAGATCTCTAAGTTTAATAACAATTTCAATTTCCTGTTTATCTATCGCAAATACAGGAATGGCAAGTTCGGGATTATTATAAAAGTAAAAAGGAATATCGACGAAAAATTTCTGGTTAGATGTAGCGAGTCCTAGATATCCTGCTATACTTTTATTGGAAACGGGTGTACCTGACAGTTCTCCCGGGGGCTTTCCAATAAGTTTAGCGAGGTTTTCTTGTTTTGTATGGGATATGTAATTATCGAAATAAATCGCTAAAAAATCGCTCGGTATTCTTTGAATTGTTTTACCACCAATTAGTATTTCGGCATACTCTATAATAGCGTGTCCTATAGATTCGACGTATCCTATACCTCCGATACCAGCTACTAAATTCTGTTGTATACTCGATAACTCAAATTTAAAACTCACTGTTTTAAGAAGATCACCTTGATCTTGTGGTATAGTACACCTTATAGTGTTACCAAATTCCACTTCACCTTCCACGTCTAAATCTGTAAAAAAAGGTGCAAAATTAGTATGTTTTTGAAAATTTTTTACGAAGTATGTGTATTCTGGATCATCCGTAAAAAAGGCGTCCTGTGGACCAGATATTTCTAATTGAACACGACCAGCCATTACTAGTATAACTCACTAAAATTTTAAACCACCAAGTCCGCTCTCTATTCTTAACACGTTATAGTTTACTCCATACACATACACTTTGTGACCAAAACTAGAGTCCGGTGTATCGAGTTCCATTTCTATTAAATTGTGTGCTATTCTACTCATATTAACTTGACCGGTCGGGTAATACGTTTCGGGTTTCATTGAAAAACTATACACACCAAAATTACCGTTCGTTATCCCTGTGTAATATTTCAATGGTTGTTCGTAACACAACATTAAAGTATCTGCGTCGATGATTGTATTATTATTAAATTTCATGGTAACTTGTTTTATTGTTTCGTATTTATGTACATCATCACTTATCGCTACAAAAAACATTTCCTTTACCGGGTGTTTAAAATTTAACATACCCGATTTTTTAGATACACCTGGATTAAACTTAAACTGTGACATTTGAATTTGTGATATAACGTATTCGATTGGTCGCGTTTGTAAGAATCTTTTTTCATTCTCGGTTATGAAAAAGAAATCAGAAACCAGTGATACTTTTTTGATCAACGATGAAACATTTGGGGGTGGATCTGATATTGCATTGATAGACCTTGTATATGTTACAATAACGTCTTCCAGTTTTTTAAATTTTATTTCGACTTGAACTTGTTGTTTACTTAGTGCACATACAGGTATTGCTAAACTTGGGTGCCTTAAAAAGTAAAAGGGTAATAAAATATTATAATCCCAATCGTATGATACGTTTATATAATCTCCGTGTCCGGCTAGGAAGTAAAGGGTTTGTTTTATATCATCTTCGTTACTGTGTATATTGTTATACATGTATATGTAATCTCCAGTCAAACGCTGTATAGTTTGACCACCGATACGTAAATCAGCGTATTCTATTATTTGAGCACCTATAGATTCTCTATAACTTACTATTTTAATGTCTATTTGACCACCCATACCGGAGTGTGAAGAACAGTAATAGTATAAAGTTGATGGCGTACTCGAACTATATGTTGGTGTAAAAGTAACCGTAGCTGTACCCGGGTTCGTAACACCAGTTGTGTAATCGGAATAACTGGGTGAATCCGTTGTAGAAAATCTAAACGGGTGTGTTGGATGACTTGCATTGTTGAAGGTATACGTCGTACCTTCGTAAAGTGTGAGTGTCGCCTGTTGAACACCGTCTATAAAGTATTTACCACCTGATTCTGAAACTGTAAACGTTTTATCCGGTGCCGTTGGTCTAGGTAAAGTAAATTTAAGCATCATACTTCTAATAAGATCTCCCTTATTCATTGGTATATTAGACTCAACGGAGCTATCGAAATTAGGATCACCATTGAATGGTGTTTCTATGGCTTCTATTGAAAATTTTGTGTGTCGTTTAAAATTCATCAGGAAATATGAAAATTCAGGTTCACCAGTAAGCCATTGGTCCTGGATACCAGTGACAGCAAGGTTCAATTTACCAGCCATTCTTACTTTATGTGAGTAAAATTTTATAAATTAAAACGAGGCGTTATGATAGATGAATCTTCAATTGAGAAAGTTCAGACCTGAAAGCATGGCTGATGATAAAGTATGTGTTTTTATAGGTAAACGTAATACTGGTAAATCTACACTCGTAACTGATATTTTGTATCACAAAAAGCATTTACCAGCAGGAATAGTTTTATCTGCTACAGAGGAAGGTAATCATTATTATCAACAATATATACCCGATCTTTTCATATACGGTGATTACGATAGAGAAGCTATCGAACGCGTTATGGATAGACAGAAAAAGCTTGTTGGTGCCGGTAAGTCAAACTGTGGTGCATTTCTTCTTTTAGATGATTGTATGTATGATTCCAAATTCATGAAAGATACCTGTATCAGACAATGTTTTATGAATGGTCGTCACTGGAAGATATTTTTCATGTTAACCATGCAATATTGTATGGATCTTCCTCCAGCTCTCAGAGCAAATGTTGATTACATTTTTATACTGCGTGAAAATATAATTCAAAATCGAGAGAAATTGTATAAATCATTCTTTGGTATTTTTCCAACGTTTGAAATGTTTAATAAAGTCATGGATTCGTGTACAGAAAACTACGAGTGTTTAGTTTTAGATAATACGTCTAAGAGTAATAGAATAGAAGATTGTGTTTTTTGGTATAAAGCAACACTTCGTAAGAATTTTAAAGTGGGTGCACCTCAATATTGGCAAACCCACAAAAAGATGTTTAATCCTAGACACGGTAATATGAAATTGGGTGATCGTAACACAGTTAAAAAAACGACAGCATTAAAAGTTATTAAGAAGAAATGAATAGTTTACGAATTTTATCGAAACAATTATTACATAAAAAAATTATTACACCATTAGTTTATCCAGTATATAATGAAATTACACCAGGTGGTGGTGAAAGTGATGAAGGATACCGTATATTGGTTGATATTTGTCATAGTACAAAAACCATATACGTAGATGAAGACATGTGTGACTACGATAAGTTAAACGATTTACCACGAATTATAAAAACGTTTGGGTGTTTATACCCTAAATACAAACTAATCAGTTAATTATTTTAAATTGTTACATTAAATGATAAGTGTTATCATATTAAATTGGAAACGTCCCGATAATATAATAAACGATATATTACCAAAAATTGTTAATTACAAACTAGTTTCAGAAGTTATCGTATCTCACGGTAACAGTAAAACATACTTTGAAACACCAGAACTAAAAATTGTTAAACATTATCGAGATGAAAATATAAACAGAAATTTAGGTGTCGCTTTACGATTTTCTAGGTCGTGCGATGCAAAAAACGATTGTATTTTAATAATTGATGACGATATGTTACCGTCAGAAAATTACGTTAACAAAATGTACAAAGAGTATAAAAAGAATCCTAATGTGGTTATAGGTTCACAAAACAGATACGTTTCCGAAACCAAAGGGTATTCAAATAAAAAGTTTTTAATGGGCGATCAACAAATTGTATTAACTCAAATTTTAATGACAAACAAATCGATATGTAAAGATTTCATGAACGAAAAACATAAGATGAATGACTTCGCCTTGAAAGCTAAACCAGTGTGGAACGGCGAAGATATATTATTAAATTTAATTTACATTAAAAATTATAACAAAACCCCAATTTATTTGAAACCAACCAATGGTGATGTAAAGAAATTAAAGACCAATAACGCTATAAGCAGTGATACAGGACATTATAAATATAGAAGAGATTTTTCTAAAGCAGCTTTAGAAAGATACGGTATTAATACTAATTATAATTATATAAAATTATTAGTTTTACTAATTTTAATATTTTTATTGATAGTTTACATAATCAGATAGGTAAATAATCAGGCTAACGCGTAAACGTAAAAAACCAAAAAACTTTGCACATATAAATGACAACTGACGTGAGTACTTTAAATCTTTCTGAGAATAGTGATGGTATGGTAGCATTAAATAATAACATGTCTACGAATTTCATAGAAAAAGGACAACAACCTATTATAGAACCGCCGAATATTGTATCGGAAAAAAATATTGATTTTAAACAAAGTACTATGGACTCTACTCCAATTCAAGATGTTATGCAAGCAGAATCACCCCTCGAACCACCAATGATGGCAGTTGACCCACGAATGACACAGGCGCAAGCGCAATCACCAATGATGGGTCTTCAACAACCAACCGAGTCTAGACAAAAAAATTCTAGTCAAAACCCATTTAATTTAACTGATGACCAGTTTCAAGCTCTCGTGGTCGCTGTTTGTACTGCGATAGCGATTAGTAAGCCAGTTCAAGAAAAACTCGCAAATTTCGTACCACAATTTCTTAACGACCAAGGGAACCGAAGTGCCGTTGGTTTGGCTTCGACTGGTGCAGTCGCCGCCATAGCATTCTTTTTGTATAAAAGATACGCTTAATTGGAATTAAAGTGGGAATACATTTTATCACCACCAAACAAAAAATAAGAAATTATAAACCCAATGGTTAATCCCAATGCTCGAAGTCCAATAACAGTCACTGTACTCCGTGTATTTTTACCGAACCTAACAAAATCTTCTTTTATATTTTCGTTCGTTTCTGTAATTAAGAGTGTAAAAGCTAAACTTATTATAGTCGATATCAAAAGGAAAGGCATATCAAGGGAAAGACGTCCCCATACTTTACCACCTCTTGGCATCATACCCAAAACATTAGGTATAATAAGCAATAAAAAGATCACATTAGACCAATATTCACTCGCGAGTAGTGGTATACTCGATAAAGATAAAATTCCATTCCATAATAAAATAGCTTTTGCTAAATCAATTTTTGTCGCTGACATTATTACATTTACCTTAGATTATTTATCCTGGACGTGTTTACCACAAAATTTAGTTTTGTTTGGTATTTCTTTATAGATTCCGAGTTGGACGCACATATCTCTCAATTTTTTGAAATTTGTCCAATAATCTTTACTATGTGAATACTCGTCGACCGTTGAGTGTGCGAGTTCGTGTATTAAAACGTGAAATATTTCGTTCGTATCACCGTCTAAGCATAAACCAATTTCATTACCTTTATTCGTGTTATACCCAATGTGTCCATTTGTCCTGTGATACATTGTTATTGGTACTTCGTCTCGTAAAACTTTAAACTCACTGTGTCCAGTTGTTTGTATATGTCCCCTGAGAATTCTATATTTTTCCCGTATTTCTTTTACCTTTTCGTTTTGTTTCGTACCCATGTATATATACACGTTTATGATAAGTAGAAGTATAGCGAGTATCATCTTATCATAAACCTATATAAAAAATCAAATTGAAAAAAAAGTAGAAATAATACGTAAATTTATTGATTTTTTAATGAAACCCGAACCACGACCCAATATATTAAAACTAATAAAAAGTAATTATTTCTTATACACAAACCTAAATTTACTATACAAATCCGAAACCGGGTTCCCTTTAAGATCTTCCCACAGTGTTAAAGTAAACCCCAAATTTTCCATTCGCGTGAATAACATATCTTTATGTGCGATGGGTTCGACTTTTGGTCCGTCGGCATAATACGGTGTATCGGCTAAATGGACATATAACTTTTCCCCAAAGTTTCCCGAACTTGTATGTTTCATTAGAAAATAGTTTCCTAATTCGTCTTTTACAGGTGTGTTCATGATAATCTTGTCGGAATTCGGTATGATCCCTATGAATTGACCACCGGGTTTAAGTCTATTTTTAATTGCTAATAAAGATGTCTCGAACAACTTGGGTGATTCGAATATATAGTGTAACGCAAAGTTATAACATACGACGTCGTATTTCCTTTGTGGACACGCAAATATATCACCTTCGTAAAAATTGACGCGTATTTTCATGTTCTTTGCACGCGACTTAGCCTCCTTAAGTGAGTCTGGGTTTGGTTCACACATGCTTATATTTGCACCGGCATGTTTCCACTTTTGGAGATCACCACCGAATCCACATCCTACATCCAAAATACTGTCGCCTTCGCGGGTAGCCGATTGGATGAGGAGACGCTTAGACTCGTTATGGTACTTGCGTATCTCCTCCATTTATTTAACTTAATTTTTTCTTTTTAAATGGTTTACTAAGGTAAAAATCTCAGACTATATAAATGTCATCTAATTCCAATTCCAATTATTCCCCTCGTCCAGATTGGCGAACCGAACGAAACTTGTTACAAAATTTTAACCAAGTTTCCAATAAAAAATTGAAAACAATATCTTTAGCAAACGCGTTAAAGCAGATGAAAATGGAGAATGATAAGTCTAAAAAAGTACGAAAACAACTAAAATTTAATTCCAATTCCAAACCCAGTCCCAAAAAACTCACTCGTGAAGAGACCAATAAAAAATTGAAAAAATTGAGAATGAACGCGGCGTTGAAGCGACTTGAACAATACAAGAAGAAAAAAGAAATGGAAAAATCAAAACCCAAAAAATAATCACATATTATAGAAATGGTAAGTAATATACTACAGAAAAAAGAGAAAAACTCTAAAGAAAAACAAAATTTACTTAATAAGATTGAGAAAGAAATTAAAAATATAGAAAAAATTAAGTTAAAACTTGAAAAACTTCTAACCGAATATCAACAACAGTATGAATATATTTTAGTGATTAAGATGTTTAAGAATAAAATACCTCAAAAAAACAGAAATAAGATTAACGGTGATGAAAAAAAAATAGTAAAAAAGATTAATAATACTTTAAAAGAAATTAAATATTTATTAGAAAATTTATTAAAGTTAACTGATCTTAAACGTAATATTATGAAAAACATGAACAAACCATTCCAAAATTTTATCTCGGTTCATTTTAGAAATACAAGTATAAATGGAAATCGAAGATAAAAAGTGTGATAATACTCAACCCGTCGCAAATTGGAAGTGTATATGGTTTACGTTAGCATTATCAGGTGGTTACTGGTTTTTGCCTCATAGAAATAAGTGGGTCCTTCTAGTACTCTTATATGTACCTTATGTGGCACTCGCCTACTACGATCACTGGTTCCTTTGTGAAAGAAACCTCGGTCCAACATACCTCGCCATGTTTTACCATTGGATAAAACCTCAAGATTCAGAACAGATCATCAAGTATAAGAATTGGTGTCCTGAAATTAAGAATAAAGTCCTTTTCATAGACACTGTTATAGTACTCGGTGGTTTAGCCGCTTTACCATCGTTTCTTAAATGGAAACCTTAAACTAATGTAAATCCAATATCCCTTGGTATTATTTTTTCACCAACATTCCAATTATATAAATAATAATTATTTATACCCGTACCTTTCATAAATCTATTCAAAACGAGTTCTTCTTCGCTTACACTTATATCTGTACAATTGTAAACGTCGAAACCTCTATTGCGTGCCATTATTATCGCATCTTTCAAACAGTTTCCTACGTTATAAAACGTGTACGCCTGTTTTACTACAGTCCCAGATTCTAAGTGTACGTAAGGTATACTATAAAAAGAAAGAAACTGATCGGTAGTATCGCTTATATAGGAATACATAACATCTTTACGTGGTAATAACCATGTTTCAACATATTTTTCATCGATTTCAATATACAATTTAAATTTAAGAAGGTATTTTTGTAACATTTTTGTAACGCGTGGGATATCTTCTTTCGTCATTTCCCTAAACCTTGATGATCCTAATACTAAATTTGGTATTTCGCGTGCTTTTGAAAACCCTATTGAATTTAGTTTTTTTACGTTTATAAGTCTGTGCCAATACCGTACTTCTGTTAGTGGTGGAGATACGCGTTTAACTATGGTGTATATAGCTTGTCTAATGTTATATTCTCGAGCACGACGCGATATTTCGTTTATGAGTAAAGGTCCAAATCCTTTTGACCGCGAATCATTATCTACACATAAAAAGTTTATCTGAATCATTTTTAATGACGTTCCGTTTACATTTACGGTTGAAGGAACACCTGTAATACACCCGTGCATGATTTTAGTTTCGGTATTACGTATAGATATTATGAATTTTTCATCAGTTGCCAATTTTAATAATCCAAGTGGATAATCGAAAGCATAATGTGAATCTCGTATGTAATATTTTTTAAGAAACATACACAATTCTTCTAAATAACACGAATCCCACTCATACCCTTCTGGTAACGCGTTTTTTTCAAGTTTAAGGTTCTCTGATGAATCTATTTCCCCCTCCACCGTTTCTATTACTTCTTCACGTGTCACAGGTTGTTTTTTCCAATACATTCTTTACAATTTCATATACTTAAAGTTTTAAGTTCATGTAAGTATATATAAACAATGTCTCTTGAACAAGATTACACAACCGTACCAGGTCAACTTTATGCCTGCCTTTCTGTAGTAGGACCAGAAGCACCACAAAAGAATGATAAGTTTGGAATTAAAATTAGGGGTGCTTTTAATACGCGTGATGAAGCTGCTTCTCATGCTAAACGTCTTCAAAAGGAAGACGCAACTTTTGATATTTATGTTGTCGATATGTATAAATGGCTATTGATTCCACCTGACCCGGCGAAAATTGAAGATGTACATTACACGGATGAAAAGCTCGAGGAACTCATAACCGGGTACAAAGAGAATCAAGCTCAAGCCGCCGCCATGTTTTCACAACGTAAAGCGGATATGATGTCTGTCAAGGCTCCGGGAACTGATACATACTTTAAAGGCGGAGACGAGAATTCCAAGTTTTATACCAAACCCGATGAATCTCCCGTGAGTCACCCCGGTGAAGTTTTGGAACGCCTTCAAAAAGAAAAACCAGATGCTGATATGGAAGATTTGGTTAAGGAAGCTGATGATATTGTTGCTAAAGAAATGGAAATGATCAGAGTTAAGCGCGAGGCTGAACTCAAGGAAAAAATTGAGAAAGAAGAAATGGAAATGAAAGAAGAAGCTACGAAAGTCGCTATTGAAAATTCAACGGAAGGTCAGGTCAAAGAAACTGAGGATGACGGTGAAGAGGAAGTAACGTCTGATGATAAAGAAAATGAACAGGCGTAAATTAATTTTGTTATTTAAATGTAAGTATGTTGAGTATTATATTGAATATAATCACCATTCTTATTTTGATATTTGTATTAACTTTATTTTTGAGATTGTATAATAATCAAAAAAATAAATTAGAAAAAACATCGAGTGATTCTAAAGCGACATACGACGAAGTAACTGCGTCTGAAGTTATGAAAAATACATTTGATGATCCACTAGTTACGAGTAGATCTTATTTTACTGAATCATCATATGGTGAAATCGGTGAATTTGTGGGTCAACAAACCCCATCGACTGTATATTGGATAGGTGGTAAAAATTTATCCAGGTCTTAAAATAACAGGTTGCATAGTCTTACCCATAAAAAATCCTAATAAAAATGCAACAAATATAATAACGTACCCTGTTTTATCTAAATTAGAAAATATATCCTGTTTTTCCGAGTGTATTAACTGTTGTGTATACATTGGCTGTTGTGGTTGAACATAGTATTGTTCATTATTTTCTGGTTCTTGTTCATGTAAGTCGTTATCCTTATTTAAAAACTCTTCTGGGTTATATTCAATAGGTGTTCCAACTTCGGCTTCCATTTATATAAATTGAATTCTTTTTTTTAAGCTCGATATTACTCATTATCTGAATATTCTTCATCATCAGAAGATTCTTCATCTTCATCATCAACAACAAATCCTTTCAAATTACCATTTTCATCTTCATCCGAATCACATTCAGAGTCTTCGTCGTCTGAACATATATCTTCGTCATCTGATTGAAGAAGATCAACGTCTGTATCATATTCATCGTCATTGAAATCGTCTTCTATTTCTTCAAATAATTCTAATCTTTCTGGTACTTTTGATAATCGTCCTGAGCGTGTTTTTCGAGTTATAGACATGCTTTAATTAGTATTAACATATTTCTTTTAAGTATTTTACTCATTATTATCAAAACTAACATTTTATAAAGATTGTAATATTTTATTGGTTAATATATGTTTAGGTGGTGATTTACATTTACATTTTTGTATAAGTAATTTATTTTCTATTTCAAAACTTACATTACTTATACATTTTTCACATGAATACGATGTTAAAACACTATATTTTTTAGTATTTTTAGTTTCTATATTTTTTATTTTAAGGTTTTTGTTTTTGAAAACGTTTTTGTTTATGAAAAGATTCAATAATTCAATAGTTTGTTCAAAACCATCGGGTTCTGTCTTTTTAACACTGTTTTTTGGTTTATATTTTTCAACTTTACCGTCCTTGTATAATATATTCGTAATTTTAGACGAGAGTTGGTGTCTTTTTCCGGTGAAATCTTTACAAAACCCAAAATGTCTCATTGTATCGGTAGTCGAAAAGCATTTTTGTGCTATAGTATCTCCTAATATATGAAACCATACGTGATTAGAATTATGGTTACACTTTTTATTTTCACAATAAAATGAATTCGTTGAAACGAGAAACTGGTTTTTATTTTCATAAATTTTTGTTACCCTCGATAAATTTTGACCCTCTAAATTTTTTCTTATAAATTCTTCTACAAGACTAATAGCTTCCTGATCCTTGAATTCGTTTTTTATTTGTGCGTTTGTAAAAGACCCTTCTGGTTGTTTCGAATATTTATTTTCTATTATGACGGGATCGTCTCTCTCTGTACGTAAAGTAGCCATGTTCATTATTTTAACATCTGCGACCTGACCATCTATAGTTTCGAGTAATTGAAACGGACCGTACCTGTATATAAATATTGGTTTGTATTCACTTTGTGTTACTTTTCCCGTGTAATTACATTCTACACACCCTTTACCGGAACACTCATCATGTTTTCCCTTTTTATGTGACCATGGCATCCGAAATCCACTTCCCTTGGCTTTTCTTTTTAAACTTCCGTAAACGGCTTCATCGATTATATCATTCCAATTTCTTGAACCGTAATACTCGTTCATTATTCGTACTAGAATTTCTCTTATTGCTAAAGCTGATGACTGATTTACGATAAAATCTGGCCAATTTATGTGAATACCCGTCTTAACTAGATGACCTACTTGTTTTGGTTGAGCTACGGAAATGAGTGCTTCTTTACCCCCCAATTTTTTAACTCTTTCGCATATTATTTTACAATAGTTTTCTAGTTCTGAAAATTCTATTTCATCTTCATCCTTGTAATCGATATCCACGAAAAAGTTATAATTTTCAGTTTTCTGTTCGACCACAAATATTTTTTCCCCTGAATTATAGGAATCTGTGTATTTAATATAGAAATCATTCAATCTATCAAATGGCACTGATAGGACACCTCCATCCATGAGCACATGTGATACATTGGTATTGTTCCAGAATCCCTGTTCTTTACACCATGTTTTAAACATGGTTTACTTACCAAGTAGTAGTTTTATTTTTTTATATTGATTTAATTAATCACTATCGTAGTGATGTCTCCAAATTGATTTTCTATACGATATTTCTGGATACTCTTCATGTTCTGATAAATTCTTTTTTAAAACAAGAAGTTCATAAACTTTATCTTCTTTGTGTAATTCTGCGTACCTATCTGCTTTTTCCTGCGTATAACCATGTCTTTCAACGAGAAGATGTGAAATTTGTGAGAGTATGTAAGCTTTGGACTTCATTATTTAATAGAGAAGGTTTTTCTATTGAGAGAAGTTATGCATGAATAAAACTCTGGGTTATTGAGAACATTTTTAACTATTCTATCCCATTGTTTTTTTGTATTGAATTCTGTTAATGTTTCAAAATTCATAAAATCATTTTCATCGTAAGTTCGTTTATATGGTTGTTTTTGTAATTTTTTAAGATTTGTTTTTTGTTTCTCATCATTGAATTTTTTGACAAGTTCGGTTTGTTGTTGCGGTGTATAATCTACGAAAAATATAAAGACATTGTATTCTAAATCAACGCCAGGACTTTCTTTAACTATGAATTTGAAATCTGAATACTGACCTTTTTTGAGAGAAATGACTCCTCTTGTTTCCTCTTCTAGTTCTCTCAAAGCACATCGTATTGGATTTACTATTTCTCTTCGCCTACACCCTCCGGTAACGAAAATCCAATCTTTGAATCGTCGGTCTCGGACAGTGAGAAACTTTGGTTTATCACCCGTAAACGTTACAGGTACAGCTATAGCCTTGTATTTCTTCATTGCTCATTAGCAAGTTATAATTATAGGAGATGATTATTCTGATGAATCTTCCTCAGAATCTTGATTTTCAAGGTTCTTTTCTTCGACTTGGGTCTGTAAAGCGTTTCCTTTTTCTGACTCTGGTTCTGTAAAAGGGGGTGATTTGGGCCTGGATAAAAATGAAACAAGTTTTCCATTAAATCCCTTTACACCTTCCATTTCTTCGTTGGTTTTCTTGAGTTCCTTGTACATATATGCAGTGGCTACAATACATACGATTACAGCTATTATTGTGACGATATCTCGATCAAAGGTAAACATTATATAATATTAAAATGTAGAGTGAATTTTTTAAGTATGTATAATCGCACCCATTTGAACACCGTTTTCTTTTGGGCAATCATACCCCATTTGAGCAAATTGAATCTCCTGGTAATGTCCCTCTTTACACTCAGAATTCTGAGTGGGTTCTTGTTTTTTAGAGTCGACGAGATGATTCAAAGTTCCGGACTTGGGATCGTAAGTAATTATAAATATAAAAGCTGTGATAAAAACTAGTTGCCAGAACATTTATATTAAGTGGCTATAAAAATTGAATTAGTTAGAGTACATCAAACCACCCATACCATTTTCGATACGGAGGATGTTGTAGTTCACGGCGTAGATAGTATTATCAAACGTCGAGTTATCGGAAACGAGTCTCGCGGAATCGAGTCTACTGAAGTTGAGCGAACCCGTTGGTTGGAGTTTAGCAGTGTCGAGACAGAATGGGACCAATAAGATGTTCTCAACAATATCCGCAGCCTGTGTATGGTAATACACTGGTACCGAGGTGTGGTGGGGAATGACTGGTTTCGCGTCAGAAACATCCGTACCATTAATTTGGAGCTTGATTTTATCGGATGCAGATTGACCGTTCACGGCGACCAAATATTTCATTGGATGATTGAAGCTGAGTTCCTGGACTTTATTGAGCGATGCAATTGCCTTTTGTGTTTGTGTGATAAGCATGTTTTGTGGTGCGTTGGAAAGTGCCGTGCGTTCATCTGTATCGAGGTGAAGAAATTGAGCATACACTTCGAGGTCTCCGACAATACTGGCATTATCGGCCCATGTAACTCTCAATTCAACATCGTGGTATTGGAGTGCGATCAATGGGATAGCGGATTGGACATTTTCGCAAAACGAAAATCTGAGTGGGTAGAATTTTTCCGCTGTATATTTAGCTTTCGAGTACGTTTGGTTCATAACTGTTGGTGCAAGAGAGGTGGAGAATGTGTAATCTTGTTCGTCGATGACTTGACCACCGATCAAAAGTTCAACCTTTGCGACATTTTCATTCCAATCCGTGACATCACCCGCTCTATTGGCGATATAGACGTAACCAAGCATGTCACCTTTTCTTTCGAATCGGATAGTTGACATACCAGATCGAGCTGGGTTGCCCTGGATAGTTTGTCTTTCGACAGTTTGGGCGAAGTTTGTGTGACGTTTGTAGTTGGACCTGAAAAAAGAAACTTCAGGTTGACCTACGAGATGCGCATCTTGGGCACCGATTGCAACGAGTTGGGCAATACCTCCAGACATATTTTATATTATACTAAGGTTTTTTATTTTTAAGCCCATATATAATATAAAAATGTGTTCTGATTTATTTAATTTACTAATTTTGTGTAAAAGATATTGAATTCATATATACATTACCTGCAACATTTGACAATGTCATGAGTCCGTGATCGTTTTGTGTTATAGTGAGGTCGCTGGTCTGAACGTACCAGTTTACATTTGTAAGATTTTTTGATATTTTTCTATCTGCACCTGATGCAAATATAGGTACGACTACCTGAGCACCATCTATAAGATTTGAATAGACGAGACTATTTAAATCACCTGCAAGTTGAACAAGTGGTGCTGTGCCGTAACTTTTATTTTTAGCATCTATAGTTATTGTATCTGTCGATGACATTGATGCGGTTATACCTGGATTTGTAAGTTGTATATTTTGTGATATTAAATTACCTGTAACATTTACATTTGAACCAATTTTAATACTATTTGTCGTAACAAACGCATTATCCGAGTTATAACTCGAATGTGGACCTGTAAACTGAATAACATTTGACGTAACATTTGCACCCGCGCCTGCACTCGCGACATCGTCTAAATTGAACGGTGATGCGGCGACGTGTAAAGCTCCTATTGTAATATTATCGGCTGAGACGTTACCTGAAACTGTAAGTACATTAGACCCGTACGTGTTTATTGTAAGATTTGCGGATGCCGCTGATGGACCAATTGCTACATTCGAACCTTCTTCGTGTATGTTATCTAATGTAGACCCACCTTGCCCTCCTGAATCGTAGATTTCACCCGTTGTTGTGTTGAACGATAAAACATTATTCGAAGGTGATGCATAAGCCGGGTCAAGTTTTACCGCGTTCGTTACTTTCAAAGATGCTACTGCACCTGCTGACGATTTAAGTAAAACATCACCAGCGTAATCAATTTGTTTCGTAGCTGCAATGTCAATATCACCCGCGGATGTTAAACCCGTGGTTGTGTTATTAAACGCGACTGTTTGTGTTGTTGTTGCCCCTCCATCTGTAATTGCTTGTAAAGTCGAAGAAACGTCGTCCCACGCTATTCCAGTCCCGGAACTTCGAAGAAACTTTTTAGATAAATTTGCGACACTAACGAAAAACCTCAATTCACTAATAACTACTGCAGTTTGACCAGTACCACCCCTTGCTTTTACAACTAAGGCTAAATATGTATAAGCACTCGCTCCCGATATAGAAACTGTATGTCCACTACCACCATTATAAGTAGCGTGTACAGTAGATGATAATAGACTTGTCCAACTTGTATCATCATTACTTCCCAATATTTCCCACGAATCTGGTGCCTGATTATCATAGCTTTGTCTCCCCGTAATGTTAACTGATGTTGGTGCAATTCCAGTCGAAAGTTGGAGTTTTATCCATTCACCGGATACACCGCCTAAACTTTTACTTCCCGTATAGGCACCCGAAGTACTATCGTAAACATTCTCATCAGAATGCCAAAAAGTGCTATGCCCCGGGGTAGTTTTATCAAACGCTCTCCATATTTCACCATATTGATTACTACTTGCAGTCGTTGTGTATGTCACTCCTGCAATGGTTTCACCTGAATTAGCTGCTGATGATAGTGCAGACGTTGGGTATTCGACAGTAGTAGCAGCTGGTGCATACGGTGCAAGTTTAGTCAAAGCAGTTCCAGATGCTGGACCTAATAACAATTCGTTTTCTGCTACTGTAGTTAAACCGGTACCACCCTTGGCAAGTAAAACTTGTGAACTCAAATTAGCGGGGTTGAGTACTGTGAGACCTGTCGTTACACCCGTACCACCTCGAGCAGTAGCAACTGTTCCAGTCGTAAGGTTAGTTGCATTTAGTACACTTAGACCTGTAGTTACACCTGTACCACCACGTGCAGTAGCAACTTGACCGGTATGACTAGCATGACCCAAATCTAAGTCTGTTATAGCTGTACCGTCACCTGATAGAGTTCCTGAATCAACCGATACTACGTTAATTGAATTACCATGGAACGAATCCGCGGTCATTTTACCCGTCGTCGTGACGTTACCGGATAAAACGTTACCCCACACATTTGCCGTGATGTATCCATCCGTTGTTGTGTTTGTAGGTACAACGGTTTCACTTTCAGAATTACTTTCTGTAAAAGCGATTGTATATTCTTTACCCATGGTTTGACCCAGAAAACCTGCAAATACATTCGCGGTTGGTCTTGTCATATGTTGCCCCATATCTTTTGCGTCTACGGTATTGTTGTGTGCGACTGCAAATATTTTATCGGTAATGTAATGATCGGTTGTATGCTGCGCTGTAATATTACCTGCAACGGTTAAGTTTCCAGAAATCGCCACGTTTGAACTAATAGATGTAATATGTGTAGATGGGTTATACTCAATTTTACTCTCCTCAAAAATACCATAATTGTTCACGTATGGTATACTCAAAGTATTTAACGAATTAGTGCCCGTACCACCCCGAGCAATAGGAACTTTTCCGGTGTTAGTACCTTGACCTAAATTTAACTCACTTATATTTGAACCGTTCCCACTAAAAGCTCCTGTAAAAGTAGATGCCGTTATATCACCGAATGGTGCATCTAATACAACTCCCGAACCGTTTAATGCAACTTGTCCACTCGTTACTTCTAGAGCTACACCCGAAGATTTATTTAATGTTATGACTTCGTCGGAAACGTTAGATACACCTGTTTGTGATGCAAGAACTTCATCTAACGTAAGTGGAACATCGGACCATTCGGGTGCCGTTTTACCCGCGTTTAATCGGAGAAACTGACCCGCGGACGCGGAAGATGTACTTAACTTTGCGAGTGATGTTGTTCCGTTGGCATATACTAAATCACCTTCAGTATATGTATCAATATTTGTACCACCACGTGTTATGGGGAGAATACCCGCAGTTATATTACCCGTATCTATACCTGTTATAGACGAACCATCACCGGAAAATGATGACGCATTTATAACTGAAGCTGATATGTTATTAGATCCTAATATTTCACCATATATACCCGACGATGCTATGTTATTAGATCCTACTATTTCGCCGTACAGTATTCCACTAACTTTACTCGCTGTTATGTTATTAGATCCTAATATTTCACCGTATATACCTGTTGTTCCAACAAGTTTATCTGCTATTATATCGTGAGTTGTTGTTATTTGATCATATACACCCAGTGTCCCAGTAATAGTTTGACCTTGAATGTCACCTAGAGCAGTAATAGTTTGACCTTCAATGTGACCTTGAGCAGTAATAGTAGTTTGACCTTGAATGTGACCTTGAGAAGTAATTTGACTTGCTGTAATTAAGTTGGAACCGCTTATGTTACCAAATATATAATCATCGACAACTATATTACTATATGCCTTGAGTGACGTTGTTGGGTTTGTAAGGTGGAGTGTATTTGATGTAATATTACTTTTATCCGTGACAGTTTGTAAAGTTACATTTGAAAGAAGACCACCATCACCACGATAATATTGTGCGTTTATATTCCCCGTCGTTTCTATAGCGAAAACAGATTGTGTTGGTACATTCATAACAGTTTGACCAACAGCTCCTAATGTAAATAAATTTTGTGGATTTGTATTTGCTATGGCGACGTGAGACGTTGCTTGTATATCCCCAGTGTGTATAATACCTGAAACTTGAATTTTATTTGTATTATTTCTATCTATAACGACAGAGTCTCCCGTAGTTGATAACCTATCAGTTCTTGTATTACCTACAATTCGTAAATCATCATTATCACCTACTGGACCTTTAATGAAAACTTTATCGGCTACAGATAAGGCGTGTGTTGGGAGTGTATTTGAAATACCTACGTTAGATGACGCAACCAAAGATGTAGTTGCATTGTTAAATTCAACTGTATTCGCTGTAACATTACCTACAGTAGTTGCATTTTCTAACGTAATACCACCTAACAAATCTGTAGCTACACCCGAATCTACGAGCTCTGCTGTTTGTGCGTGATACGCAAAAAAATTCGCACCTGCTAATTCTGCTACACGTACCGGTGTCACATAAAGTGAACCTGGTGTCGATGCAGATATGGGTGCATCTGACGCATTAAAAACAACCGTGTTTTCGGCCTGATTATCATTAGCATGTTTACCAAACCGGATTTTGGTAGACCGCTCGATGGTAGGTATATTTTTAACCATTTAATATAAGTAGGTATTTTTAATTGGCGTATATTAAACCCGCCATACCATTTTCTATTCTAAGAATATTGTAATTTACAGCATATATTGGATCATTTATAATCATACTTTGGCTGTGTATCTTTGCAGAGTCTAAGCGACTAAAATTGAGCGTTCCTGTCGGTTGGAGTGAGCTCGTCGAAAGACAAAAGCAGTATAAAAAAAAATCTGGTGAAGTTACGAATTGTGTGTGGTAATAGTTTTGAATTTCCATAAAATGTGGTTTCCCCCATTTATAATTACCTATATCGAGACCATTTATCTCGATCTTTATTTTATTACTCGCGGATGTTAAAGCACCTTCGGTACTTGTATCTGAACACGCTAGGTATTTAACTGGGTGGTTAAATGTAAGTTCTTGTGTAAGTTCCTGCGAAGGAATACTCTTTTGAACCTGTGTAATGAGTAGATCGTGATTTCTCGAAACTAAATTTCCGCGTTCTTCGTTATCGAGGTAATAATAATTTGAATAACACTCGACGTTATAATTACCTGCCTGTGAACCCCAATGAATACGCAATTCTACTTCATGGTACCGCAAAGCAACTATTGGTATAGCACATTGTGGACCTTCACAAAAAAAGAAACGTAAAGGGTAAAAGTATGAACGTGCACTTATACCCGGGTGCGTACCATTTGAACTCTTAGAAACATTCGTTGCGAATGTATCTATGGCTATTTTTTCCGTAAACGCCGCGTCTTGTGAATCGATAACCTGTCCACCGATAAGCAATTCGACCCTGTCGATTACATTTTCCCATAGTTGGATATCAAGCGATTTTGTGTTATCGTCTATAGTAAAGTATGTGTATCCTAATAAGTCACCTGATCTTGGAAATTTGATCGATGACATAGCGTTATTTTTCACAGCTCCCTGTATCGTTTGCTTTTCTATGGATTGTGAAAAATTAGAATGCCGTTTGAAAGTTGAGCTAAAGAATGAAATTTCTGGTTTTCCCATAATGTGCTCATCTTGAGCACCAATGGCAATAAGTTGAACAACACCAGAAGACATTTATAATAAGAAAAGGTTAAAATTATACGTGTATATCGCCCTGAAATAATTAGAAGGCTAAATTTCTTTTTTTACAAACAAATCTAAATATCAAACATGTTTCTGTTGTAAGCGCCGCAGCACCTGTTTCCTTCAATAACTCAACGGTTATTCTATCGAGTTTCTTTATTGGGTTAAAATATTGTTGAATAACTGGGTATTCGTTTTTAAAAACGAGTCGAGTTGTTCCATCTGTTACGAGAGAACCGAAAACGCCGTTTATTAAATTATCATCAGCTGTATTCAGATCTGTTTTCCCTCTTTGAGAAAAGAAAGTTCTTAATTCATCAATTTTAAGATGTACTAATTTGTGAGCTCCATCTGTACCGTTAATATGAGCGGCTGTTAATTGAACCTGAACTATATTTTCGAGGGGTTTTGGGAAGAATGAAGTAAATTTTTGTTTTTGAGAATCGTCAACAGAATCAACGATAATGGTATGATACTCGTGTTCAAAATCGGGTAAACTTGACTGACTAGTCACTAACGCCATTTATATATACTGGAGATTTTACTTCATCTTGTACCCCGCTTGTTGCTGAACAAGTTTTTGTCCATCACAAACTCCACCTCGACTATCGGAATAGTATGAGTTTCCGAGGCATGATGGCTTCGATTCAAGATCGAAAAGGGAACCTTCATTTTCGGTTTCGATTTCGATGGTCTGATAATTACTTGTTCTCATGGCGGCGAGAGCGCATAACATTAAGAAGACAATCACAATTGCCTTGAGAGTATTTTTGTTTGTGGCGTTAAGTTTCATTTGTTATCAACATACATTTTTTTTAAAGTGCGTTAAAGAATTTAGAATACTTTCAATATAAAGATTAAATGGACGGTGAGATCATACTTAATAGAAATCACACAAACGTGATGAAACTTGATGACAACGAACAAGCTCTTATGAACGAGATTGAAATCGAAATCCCAAGACCTCAGCCTGTGAAAAAACAAATGCCAAAAACTATGAAGACGCAATTTACACCACCACAAACACAAATTTTTCAGGAAGATATAGATTCGTTTGCTAATCCAAACAAACAAAATCCACCTTCGATTCCTCCACCGGAAGATCCAGTTGATTACGGTGAATACGAAGAAGAAGATCCGGGGTATGATTATACAGGTGGTGGGGGGGGTGGTATGCCTTATATGGAAGAGGAAAAACCGTCACCAGGCTACAAAACAATCGATGAAGAAAAAGCTGATCTTGTAAATAAACTCGGGCGACTTGAAAAGAAAGGGTTTACGGTAAATAAAAGGTTAAATGTATATTCACCAATTGACGAACTTAGAAACGAAGTAAAGAGAATTACGTATAGCATAGACGTTGATAAATCTTTAAAATTTTCGAGGCGTATGCTTATTGCATGTACAACCGGTCTTGAATTTTTAAACAAAAAGTATAACCCATTTGAAATTCAACTCGATGGTTGGTCGGAAAATGTAATGGAAAATGTAGACGATTACGATGAAGTTTTTGAAGAATTGTACGTGAAATATAGAACTAAAATGCACGTTGCCCCTGAGGTAAAGCTTATTATGATGCTCGGTGGGTCGGCTATGATGTTTCATTTAACCAATAGTATGTTTAAATCAGTCATGCCTAATATGAATGACGTGATTAAACAAAACCCAGGACTCGTCCAGAACATGATGTCTGCGGTACAGAACACAGTTCCTAAATCTCAACAAGGTGCGAGCGAACCATCCGTAGATGAAAATGGGAGACGAGAAATGCAAGGTCCAGGGTTTGATATCTCGAGTCTTATGGGTAATATCATGATGCCTCCACAACCACCAATGAACACAACAAGTATTAATAAACCAGACGATACGGAAATTGATATCGAAGACGATATTTCGGATATTGCCGAACCACCAACTTTTGATACGGGTAAAGAAGGTGGTGATGACGAGGTGAGAGAAGTCAAAGTTACTCAGACCAAATCAAAAAGAGGGGGTGGTAAAAAGAAAAAGACCGTTGAAATTAATTTGTAAACATAGTATAAATGATAGGGTATTGTCCTTTAGATGAAGACCCTATTGAGATACCTTCTCGGCGGCGAGAAGTTGCACCCCCGACCCCAGTCGAACCACAGGCGGCGGTGAGACCTAGACGTTCTAGATCTTTCCTCGGTGAAGACGATACGGAGTGTAACTTTGTCGTTATGTTTTTCATTGCGGGCGTAATTGCCTTAGCGGTTATGGACGCACTTCCTAATAAAAAGTGATCGACTAAACCATCTACCATCCTGCTTTTCCAGCATGGTAAATGTGATTTCGTTTTTTTAATTACTGTTTATGTACTTTTTGCCTGTTCAGGAATGACGTGTCCGTCATCGTCAGTCCAGTCTGTATCGTACATGTGTTTATCTTTTCTTTCACCTATAACTAACCAACTAACATTTGCGGTAGAAGATGCGTTTTGACACGATATTGTAAGCGTGTTTCCAGATACGGAACCTTTTACTGCATCCCAATCGGATTCGTTTGATGTAAAACATTGAACGTCTCTATTTAGTACTTCAAATGTACCACTCGTCATGTTAGAAACGGTATCTAAGTTTATAGATGCACTCCCATTCACTAGATCGACTTTACCCCTATATATGAGATCAGCTTTTGGACCTTCTATGAAAGAGTGGTAAAGATTGTGTGTATTACTCATAATTTCAAGTGGGTGATCTATTTTAAAGGAACCACTACCTTTTGATAACGTACCTGTACAGTTAATATTACCAACAACATCTAAAGGGTGAGCTGGAGATGATGTTCCTATACCAAGTTTACCGGTATAATCGATTTTCAAATTTGGATTAAATGTACAAGTTTTACCATAAATATCAATATTTTCCCAATTGATTTCCGCGACTCCCCCAGAAATCATATTTACAATAATTAAAATTCTATCGTATGGTTCGTCGTTAATGTAATCCGGTGTTCTAGTGAATATGGTATTATTACCATTATTAGCAAAACTAAGAGAACCTAAATCACCAGTATAATGTATAAGATTGTATTCTATACCATCGTTACTACCTAATACATATGCTATTCTAGGCTGACATGTTCTATCTGAACAGTATACATCTAATTTAGTGAGGAAAATTGGATCTGGTATCCGAAGTTCTATCCATTCACCTTTATATCCCGCAATTCTTTCCGATGTACCTATATATGATCCAGGATCTACTCCATTAGAATACGTGATATTGTCATTGTCACCCAATATCCATTTATGATTGGGGTCATCATCAAACGCTTTGTATGCATTTGTTACATCCCTTGATGCAGTCACTGTATATCCGGATACAGTGTTACTCGTTAATGCGAGTGTAGGATACGCTACTTCTGAATTTATTGTTATATCTCCCCACGTTGTAGATGATTTTGTTGCTCCAGCTTGACCAAATCTTACATCACTTGTGTTATTTATATAATCAAAGTTTAAACCTGTTATTTCTCTACCACGACCTATAAACCCTTGTGTAGACTTAATTTTTCCATCTACGTGTATAACTTCTGTTGGTGAACTAACATTTATACCTAACATACCAGCACCACCCGTGTTTCTGTGCATGACAGCGCGTATATCTTCTAGTGTTCTATCGGTCCCCGTATTTAAATCGAACGCTATTTGTCCACCTTTTAACCGTATTCTATCTGGTCCTAATGTACCACCACCGGATGCATTTGCGTTATCTCCACCTTTAAAAAGTAATAGTTCGGTTTTTTCATAAGATTCATAAACGCGATTTTCTATAACTGACATTTCATACGAATTTTCTGATTTCGAACCACCAAGGTATATACTTTTATTACCATTACTCGAATACTCACTTGTACCTATAGATATACCAACTGTTTGAAGATTTCCATCAAACGTTACGTTACCTTTAATCACCATAGACTGATTGATGATGTATACCCAAGTATTTGACGTACCTGTAGAAACCTGACCATTCGAACCAGCTATGTATGTAGTTGCACCTCCTATATATGTTATATGAGGTACAGAAAAAGAATTTGGTCGAGAAGGGTCGGGAAATGGGGCGGAGTACGTGGAAATGGGAGTAATGTCCTTAGAGAAATGGTGTTCGTCTTTTCCTATAGCTATCATTTCACTTTCACCATCAACGGATATAGATTCACCTAACCGGTGTTTACTATTACCATTAACCCAAGTTTCAATTTCAACAGTTTCATTCGGAAAACTTACCCATTGATATCCATCAAAATCGAATGTAACAACATTACCTTTACTATCATAACTTGGGGCGCCAGCAATTATACGCCTACCTGAACCACCAAAACGTGTACACCATCCAATCAACATATAACTTTGGGATACAGTTACATGTTTACCATTTTCCCCTAATTCTTTCCACTCGGCATTAGTCTGATCCCAATCAAGTGTGTATATTCTTCCCGACATGGCTCGAGGAGTCGTGTTTGATGTACCGTAATTTCCGGGAGCACCTGCTAATATACGCGTACCCGCCCTGTTTATATCCACAGATGTGCCAAGTGCATCTAACCATCTAACTTTCGACGGATTTGTATCATTTGTCAAACCTATACCAGTTGTACCTATAACAGATGTCATAGAAACGTTACTGGTCCAAGTCGTACCACCAGATAAAACAGTAACATTATCGTAAACGTGCGCATTACCGGTATATGGAAATGAGTTAGTTGGCAAACTGAGTCCTCCTTGTAATTGATGGTCGACACTCCATATACTTCTTATTGATGGTTCACCTACGATTATCTTATGTCCTACATTTGTTATACCTAGGGAATACCCAAAATGGAAATTTTTCCATGTTGCGGGTGTGTTAGTTAATAAAGTTCCCGAAGGTGAATTTAAGGTCTGTTGTAAAGTATAGTTTGATCCATCCCACTTGTATATATAAACTCTACCTTCAGATACGGGTTTATGGTTAAATTCAATATTACCACCTGTGTTTGGATCTACTGTGTTATAGAAAGGTGCACCAACAACTAATATGTTACCATCTTTTTGGGATAAAGCGACAGAGTGTCCAAACCCTCCCTGTTGTGATACCACTGAACCTCTCTGGGTCCATCCATTACCAGTACTATCCTTTGTAAATACGTAAGCATAACCATCAATATTCGATACAGATCCAAACCATGTCCCTGGAGCACCTACAGCTACCATATCTGCATTATCCGTTCCGTCAAGAGATCTACCAAAATCTTCACTAATTCCATCTAGGGTGAAAGTAAAGTTAGGTATAGTCACATGTTCATTTTGGAATCCAATGGTAGTTGTTCTTCTTGTAATTACAAGTGCAAAATATGTATACGTGGTAGAGATTGTAAGATTATCTGTAATATCATCACCAAGATTCCACCCAGATGGAATTGTAAAATTTCCTAAATTCGTCCAGTTTGTATCATCGTTACTCCCTAATATAGTCCAGTCATGTGGTACATTAGACTCACTTTGATAAGGCCAAGGGACGGTATTAAGTTTAAAACCAGTAGGCTGAATTGGAGTTGATGTTTGCAATTTTAACCATTCACCGCTTTTACCTCCTAAACTAGTCGAACCAGTATATGTACCACTGGGTAGACTTTGGCTATTGATTGTTGGATATCCTGTTTCAATTGTATAAAAGTTACCATTTAATGTATGAGTATCACCAAAAGCATATTCTGGGTTAGCTCTGCCACTTGCATTACTAACAGATGTAGTTGCAGTATATGTTATACCATCCATCATTGCCCGGGGGGTTTGAAACATCGTCGTCGGTGGGTAAGAAACGGGGGGGTACCTACGTGCTGAATTACCTAAAATAGTATCTTCGTGGTACCAAAGTTTTGACGTTTCGTTATAAACGTATACGTTACACGAATTATCCAGTGGTTGTCCTGTAAAAATTCTCTGAATTATACCCTTTTTACCTCGTGACAATTTAGATGCGGTAGGTACCCAATATTTTGAAGTGACGCCATCGAACAATTCTCTAACATATACTCCACTGTTCTTAGCCGTATTTGTTTGGTTATTCGAAGGGCTGTAATGAAAGGACATTATACTGTAGTTTACTTACATTAATTTTATACTTATATGTCCCAAATTTCAGAATTAACTTCAACTGTTGAAAGAGTTATAGTTTTACTTGCTTCGGCTGTTATACTTGCTGCTGTAACATTTGTCAAATTCGCACCATCACCTCTGAATGAAGTTGCATTTACTATACCGTTAACATCTAATGGGTACGCTGGGTTTGTAGTTCCAATACCAACATTACCACCACTCCTATAAATGTCCGATCCCGACGTTGTCCAAGGACTTGAACCACTTACGGTTGACCAAGACATTGCACCCCCACCACTCGATGTAAGTACTTGTCCACTCGTCCCTGTGGAACCATTTGTACGTAAACCACCTGATATATTCATACCACCTAATAATGACATTCCTTCATTGGGTGGTCCTTCGTTGTATAAATCGGCAGCACTGTTATAATCTGGTATAGATGCCCTTTCAAAAATATCCGTACCATCTTGTGCGATATAAATTTTAACATTACCAATAAGGTGACCATACATACCATCACCACCTAAAGTGTGACCAGATGATGCTTGATTAACTACACCCAAATAAAAAGATCCTGGGAAACGCCCATTCATATCTCTATTTGTCTCGTTAGCGGTTAAAGATTGTGATACACCGTTTATCCATAATTGTGTAGTTGCTGAACCTTGGGTGGCGCCATTTCCAGCTGTATTATCTACTTTAACACATACGTGGTACCATACATTTTGATTAAACGTATAATTTACAGTATAGTCAGATTCTACGGTTGCGTAAAGAGGGCTTGAGGTACCTAGAGAATACTGGATTTTGAATCCTGTATCTGTAATTTTATGACCGTATCCAAACGCAGTATCTCTATAAGCAGTGAATACCAATTTCCCATTCGTCCCAAATGTACTTTGTGCATAATCTTTTAACATAAACCAGTACGAGACTGTATACACACCACCTAAAGAGTTCGTAACAGTCCCTGTAATGGTATCTCGTGCTTCATGAATAAATCCCTGTGCATACGATGTACTTGTTCCAAAATATAATCCTTTATTTATATCATCGTACGTAACTGTATTGTATAATCTCATACGGTCTCCGAATGGACCGTTTGTTAAGTGACCATCATTCTCATTAAACAAAGGGTTACGCTTCTTAATATCACATATTACGTAAGGTACATTTGTAGTATTTGTATCTTGAATACAATCTTTCGTCATGGTATTAAAACAAGACGATAAACCATCCGTAATTACATTTGAAGATATTGGATCGTTTATGTAAAGTTTACCGTTTTGTATACTCTGTGTACCATCTATAACCAGTCTATGGTTTATGAGAGGTGGTGCTTGTGCATTTGCATTTGCATTTTGTTTATTATAATAATCAGATTCTGGGGTCGACCACCCTTCACCTAAATTAAAATTTTCCTTTATGATATGATCTGCATATTCGGGTACACCTATACCTATATTTCCTATACCCGTTAAAGTTAATCGAGAATAAACCGCAGAAGCTTCTTTAAGAAGTCTAGAATACGCTTCAGCTTCCCTTCCAGTTTGATCTACGTATTGAACGGTGTTATAATTTTCAAATGTTAGACCTTCTAAAATAACAGTCGGTGATTTAACACGTATTCTATCAGGACCCTTTGAATTAAGTCCTCGAACGTGTCCGGATTTAAACAACACGAGTTCGGATAAATTATCATCACCAGTATATTGTGATGTGTTTATGATTTGTGTCTTAAAAATACTGTGTTCATCTCGATTATTCTCAAAATTTATATACCCGGGAATTGTTGAATCGTTATCTATGTATGTTTTATCACCACCTACACTCAAAAAACGCGCTTTTAAATCACCACCTACCGTCGTTGTTCCTAAAATTTTTATTGTAGGTGCGAATCTTGTAAACGAAAAAATTGTTGAACCAAAATACGAGCTAGCATTAATACCTGTTGTTCGAGTCTCGTTAGCCCCTAATTGATAATCACTTTTCGAAAGTTTTGTAGAAAATAAAACAAATTCACCACTTTTTGATATAGATGTAGGTAATCCACCTACAGAGTATTGATTAAATGATTCGCTATAATTTGTAAAGTAAAGACCATTCCAATCTAATATACAAAAACTCGTGGTTTCGTGATTTGTCGTATCCCATTGGGAAAGAGTCCAAAAATACCCCTTTTCTATATGCGTGTTCCCCGTAACTATACGCGTTCCGTCGTGTTGCATAAATAAATAACTACCAAACGCATCTTTTTCACCTGTAATTGCTTTACCTGTTAACCAGTTATAAGATGTATTATTTATCCACTCGGCTGCAAAAAAACACCTTCTATTAGGTGCAGAAACTGCTATAAAAGTACCGTCTTTGTTTATAGCTACACTATACCCAAAAGCTGGATTAAGAAGTGTTTTAGTACCACCAGATTCAAGGGAAGTATTAGTAACACTTTTTATAGTTGTATTTGTCTCTTGAGTATATTCTACGTAGGCAGGACAATCCGTATAATCGAATGGAAGTGTTCTTTGTGTCCACGTACTCGCGTTTGAAGGATCTTTTGCGTATACGTGTGCTATACCATTACCATACCCACTAGTGGTATTCGGTGGGTAATAATTACCTGGTCCACCGGCTATAACAACTTGACCATCCCCAGAAAGTTTACACGAAAAACCAAAGTTGTCTGTGTGTGTTATAGTTTTTAAAAGTGTAGCCGAAGACCCATTTGTCCAAGACCATAACTCGATTTTGTGATCACCGGGTCTACCAACAACAAATAACGAATCATCGTCGCACGCCACGTCTACATCTGAACCGTAATGTATGGTACCAGAATCAGAAGTTCCTAGGTAACTATTACTATTCCACCCGGATGAACGTTGAGTCCATAATGTTCTAGCTTTATTTTGTGCATCAAATACATAAGCCCTATTATCTCCCGGTGCACCAACTATAATAGTATCCCCTGTTGAATCCATAGCAATTTTAAATCCAAATAAACTACCTGAGTTTCCGGGATTTGAAATAGAAGTTGCGTATTTAGTTGAGAATATATTACTTGTATAAACTACAACATTATCCTCTGAACCTATAGCAAAAACTGTACCCTTATTATTCTGACACGAAGATCTACCAAATTTACTTTTACCAATAGCGTTTGCATCTGTTAAATTATCATAATGTTCTGGATTAAGTTGTTTAACTAATTCCTGTGTAGACATTTTACTAATATAAGAAACTAATTAAAAAATGAAAATTAATCTGGGTCCCCGTTTGCGGATACTTTAAGACTTGACTGCTGACCAAAATTTATAATCGTTTGACTTGTTTCGCTTGTAATATTAATACCAGTTATATTACCTCCGTTTCCTCTAAAACCACCTTCTGATGTAGTGCGTATATCACCGTTAACATCCAACTTATACTGAGGTGTACTAGTATTTATACCAACATTACCAGTATTGTAATATATAAACGTACTACCACTTGGCTGTGTCCAGTAACCTGACCCTCCAACACCACCGCTATCTGTACCCCATACTGGAACACCGTTTGCATCCGCTTTAATAACTTGTCCAACTGTACCTAAAGCTGTACTTACTAATTTACCGGAAGTTGAATCGTAATATATAACACCTTTATTTGTAAAAGTAGAATCTACAAATCCACCCGTACCCGCGGTAAATTTGGTCGCTTTAAGTTCAGCTGTACTCGGGTTAATCGTTAAGTTTGTATTTGTTTTAACATTATTACCAATTATAAAAGCAATTTTTTGATCTGTACTTGTTGTTGTGTCACTCGCGTTTGCTATTGAACCTGCTTTACCACTTGTATCTACGGTACCGGCTATGTCTACCCCGGGTAATTGAATATTTGCCGATCCATCAAACGAAACACCTCCAATGTTTACTGTAGCTGCTAATTTAGTCGCAGTCGCAGCATTACCACTTGTATTTACGGTACCAGCTATGTCTACACCGGGCAATTGAATAGCTCCCGATCCATCAAACGAAACACCTCCAATGTTTACTGCAGATTCTAATTTAGTCGCAGTCGCAGCATTCCCACTTGTATCTACGGTACCTGTTGTATTTACCCCGGGCAAGTCTATAGCTGCTGATCCATCAAAAGAAACACCCCCAATGTTTACTGCAGATTCTAATTTAGTCGCAGTCGCAGCATTCCCACTTGTATCTACGGTACCTGTTGTATTTACCCCGGGTAAGTCTATAGCTGCTGATCCATCAAAAGAAACACCTCCAATATTTATTGGTGTTGTTAATTTAGCCGCCGATCCGGACCACGTGGTAGATGTTAACGAACCCGTAGTACCACCAGTAGTTCCTACAATTACTTCTTGGACCCTAATATCACCTGAAGCGTCTCTTGCAACCAATTTACCTCCTGTATTTGACTCGGTAGCATCTGCTGAAATTGTTGTATTACCCGCACCGGTGTGACCACCGGTTGGGGGATCACCAGTTGCATTTGCACCCGTTAAACCAAACCCTGTAAAGAGCTGACCAGGTGTCGCGGAACCTACACTGGATACATCGCCCCATGTGGGAAAACTACCATTACCTGTTGATTTTAAAAAGTATCCAGATGAACCAGCTGAAAGTTTATGTAAAGTGGGTGTTCCAGTATTGTTTGGGTCGTTAGCCACGAGTATTTCACCGACGTTATAAGATGTATGACCCGTTCCGCCTTTATCGGATTCAACGGTCCCCGTTCGTATCTCATTACCTTCAATCGTTACTTTACCTGCACTCGAACGTGCTATTGTGGTATCTGATGCGTTTCCTAGTTCTATAGCTGTAAACTGGGGTGTTGAACCTGGACCAATCCCAAGAGCTGTTGCAGCCGCTGAAGCGGTTGTAGCACCCGTCCCCCCTTTTGAAATAGCAACTGGTCCAGAAAGGTTACTTGGGTCTAGTACACTTAGACCTGTAGTTACACCCGTCCCCCCTTTTAAAATAGAAACTGGTCCAGAAAGGTTACCTGGGTCTAGTACACTTAGACCTGTAGTTACACCTGTACCTCCGCGTGCAGTATCAACTGTTCCACTCGTAAGGTTCGTTGCGTTTAGTACACTTAGACCCGTTGTTACACCCGTTCCTCCACGTGCAGTATCAACTGTTCCACTCGTAAGATTCGTTGCATTTAGTACACTTAGACCTGTAGTTACACCCGTTCCCCCACGCGCAGTAGCAACTGCTCCACTCGTAAGATTCGTTGCGTTTAGTACACTTAGACCTGTAGTTACACCCGTCCCACCTTTTGAAATATCAACTGGTCCAGAAAGGTTACTCGGGTTTAGTACACTTAGACCCGTTGTTACACCCGTTCCTCCACGTGCAGTATCAACTGTTCCACTCGTAAGATTCGTTGCATTTAGTACACTTAGACCTGTAGTTACACCCGTTCCTCCCAGTGCGGTAGCAACTGTTCCACTCGTAAGATTCGTTGCGTTCAGTACACTTAGACCTGTTGTTACACCTGTACCTCCTCGTGCAGTAGCAACTGTTCCACTCGTAATATTACCAGCGTTTAGTACACTTAGACCTGTAGTTACACCTGTCCCACCATCAGAAGCGTTTAATACACCTGTTATTGACGAATCGTCTAGTTTAAGTGCAAGTTTACCACTTTCTATAGCTAATCCTCCGTTTGTTTTTGTATCCACGGATAATGAATGATCTATGGTTTCACCGGTTGTTGCACCTGTACTTGCAATACCGTTACCCCCCGTAATCGTGGCAACGTAATTTCCGGACGTTTCTGTTCCTAAAGCGACGTCATCCGTTCTAACGATTTTACCTTCTATGGCTATGACACCCGCACTCGATCTCGTGATCGTTGTATCTGATGCGTGACCTATATTAACTCCCATGAACTGGGGAGAATCACTCGTTCCTAGTCCTAAATTATCTGCAGCTGTAGATGCAGATGTAGCACCTGTCCCACCTCTCACCAACGCAACTGTTCCGGATGTAATATTACTACCATCTAGAGCAGTGAGACCTGTAGTTACACCCGTGCCTCCTCGAGCTACTTGTAGTATTCCGGAACTTGCATTTGTGACATTTAAACCTGTTAAACTTGAACCACTCCCTATAAAAGAAGGTGCGGTGATATTTCCCGATGCGTTTATAGCACCGGATGTTGTTAAAGATGTTCCTGTATTTGTAATAATGATCTCGTTTGTTGTTTGGTTATCTTGATTTGTAACTTGTTGTAGATTTCCGACTACTCCGTCGGAACCTGATATACCTGTTAAAGCACTTCCGTCGCCTCTAAATTTGGCACCAGATATGAGATTTATATCTATGGTAGCTACGTTACTATTTTCCAGGGCTTCCTGGAGTGTGGATGCAGTTCCGCCTCCACCTCCGCCCCTGTACTTTTGTACATTTCGACCTGTTTCACAACAACCGGGCATTCTTACAAATAAGAATGATTATAATTTAGATGTTAATGAAACACTCACCTTTTTTAAATGGTGTTTCATCTTCATTTTTTTGTGAATTTAAAATTGGTATATGAAATCCACCTTGTTTATACACTTTTAAACGTTTTTTATACATGGCATGACATATCGACCATTGGTCGAATATATCATAAATGTGTGGATTATTCTTCTTACCTTTCGTTTCGCGCATGATTCTTCCTATAGATTGAACGATATCCGATTTGGGTGTCGCCAAAATAACTGTATCGAGGGTAGGTATGTCAAGACCTTCATGTGCTTGACTAAACGTTGCAAATATGATTTGTTTTTTACTCGATTCTGTTAAGTCGGCTTCTTTCATACCACCCATGTATAAACCCGACGTTTTCTTAAAACTTTGGTGCATGACTTCACAATGATGACGACGATCACTTAAAACGAGAACTTGACGTGTTGTTTTTACTATATCTTTTACGAGTTTTAGAATAACTATATTTCTCCCTCGATCTTCGGTAAGCTCTGTAATCATGGTCGCGAGTGACAATTTACCAAAACGCGTACACGGTGGTGGGTCTTGAAATCTATCACACTTATATTCTATCGGAAAAACCTCGACTTGTTCCTGATTTTTACGTTCGGCTTCAAAAAATGTTGGTCCCATAAACCAGTGTAAAACTTTCGTCAGACCATCTTTTCGGGTCGGTGTCGCCGATAACCCAAAAATGTGTTTCGGGCACATTTTGAATAGAGATTGTGAAAAGACTTTTGCACATATATGATGAGCTTCGTCAACAATGAGTGTACCTATCGAATCAAAATCACTAAATGAATACTCTTTGAGTGATAAAGATTGGAGCATTGCAATTACAAAATCACACTCCGTTTCTTTTTTATCCTGTTGTACTATTCCTATAGAAGCACCTGGACAAAACTGTTGAATACGTTCGCGCCATTGATTTGCTAAGAATTCTTTATGGACAACAATCATGGTCCGGTATCCTAATTTACACGCTATAGCCAAGGATACTGTCGTCTTCCCAAAGCCACAAGGAAGTGAAAGTACGCCGTGTCCGGCTTTGAGCGCTGCACCCAAAGCATCGTTTTGATGTGTTTCGTCACGTAATTTTCCATTAAACTTACATGATATTTTAACTGGTTCGGGACGACGATCTTCTTTCGGGGGTCCAAATTTATCTTCTCCATAAAACCGAGGAACACATATACCCGATTTTGTTTTTCTGAATACTTTAAAAGGTGGTGGTGGGAATCCAAATTCTGTGTTTACTACGGCACGAACCGTAAGTTCTTTTTTTACATCATTCGAATCATCTGTTATATACCCTGAACGTGTGAGACTCATTTAAATAGTATTAGTTTAAAAACTTTATATACTTCAATACCCATGAATAGCCACTGTGTTCGTGAGTGTTCCAAACACCATTAAATTGTATTTCGATTAAAACACGGTCACCTCTTTCCATTGATTGAACAGGTTTATCGCCCTCCACATTACACATGACTCTACGGTATCTAAAGGGTACTTTTAGTTTCAGAACGTTTCCTTCAAGTGGGTTATCAACCTTATTTTTGTAGAGTATGACGTTTGATTTCCGTTCGTGCGATTTTTCGACGTATTCTCTAAATTTATCGGGTACGGTAACTCTGATATACTTTTTATCATTATACTCGTACATAGGTTCGTAGACATTTGCTTGTATAGTTAACATTTATAAGTATAATAGTTTAAAAACTATAAGTATTTTTTTTGTATGTAGTTATTAAGATGGCGCTATGTGCGTTAAATATAACTCCTAAATTAAATTTACCATCTAAACATAAATCTAAAACATGGAAGTTTGCAGGTGAATTTTTAATACGAAAACAGTTTCAAAAAGACCAGGTAAAATTTGGTTCATGGACTCGTGATCAACTCGTCGAACTTGGACCTACTTTTATAAAATTGGGTCAAATTGCATCTTCACGAGTTGATTTGTATCCATTAGAATTTACCAGGGAATTGGAATCTTTACAGGATAACGTACCTCCGATAGAAGAGAAAAAAATTATAGACATGATAGAAACGCACGTAAATTCTGGTACATTTTCATATTTTGAAAACGAACCTTTTAAATCTGCAAGTATAGGACAAGTTCACAAAGCAACTTTACAAACGGGTGAGAATGTTGTTGTTAAACTTAGACGTCCTCAAATATACGAAACAATGAAAAGTGATACGGATAATATTAAAGATATAGTTAATTTACTCGAGAAAATTGGTATAGATACAGGTACAAATACAGGATATGTTCTAGATGAATCTATAGATTACTTATTAGCTGAAACTGATTACGAAAAAGAAACTTTGAATGCTAAAAAATTTAGAAAATCTTTAAAAAATGTGAAATGGATGAAGATACCTAAAGTTTATATGGAACTCTGTACACCCGATATGATTGTTATGGAATATATAGCTTCCGAAAAACTTAACGATATAACAGATCCAAATGTTAATCGTAAGAAAGTTTGTGAAGCTCTTATAAACTCTTACGTAATCCAGACGATGGATAAGGGTTTTTTTCACGCTGATCCACACCCCGGTAATTTGGGGTTTTCAAGTGACGGAAAACTTGTTTTCTATGATTTTGGTCTCGTTATTGATATTTCCGATGAAATGCGTCAGGGGTTTAATGAACTATTTATACACATAATAAATAAGGATACAAAGGGTATAGTTAATGTACTTATTCGTTTAGAAGTTATTTTACCTACAACATCAGATACCAGTGACATAGAACTCTTTTTTAAAACGACACTTAACTATTTAGAAACGCTCGATGGTAAAAATCTTAAGAATGAAATATTACAAGATGACAATCTTTTAAAATTAGCACAAGAAAAACCTTTTATAATACCAACTGCATTTGTATATCTGGCTAAAACTTTCTCAACGATAGAAGGAACGTGTATAAAACTTGACCGCGATTTTACATATATCGAATATCTTGAACCTATATTAAGAGAACAGGTTTCTGATGCTATAGATATAGGAAGTATGTTTTCAACCGCTACTGAGATGCCTAGTCGTATAAAGAATATAAGTACAGCCCTTTTGGGTATGGAAAAATCGCGCGCTTCCATGAAAAGATCTATGGAAAAATCACGAAAAGAAATGAGGTACGTGCAATACAGTGTTTTATTAGCTGTATTTGCAGGTAACTTGTTGGAAAATTATAAAGAACTTTCTGCATTTTTAACTTTAATAAGTCTTGATTTAGCAGTTAGGGCTTTTCGTAAAAATCGATAGCTGTTGTTTCCGGTGATGCTTTTTCAGATGCTTTTTTATCGTTGAAAAATTCCTTATGTTTTTCAAATAAACTTTTTGTTTTTTCGACTTCATCTTTAGCGATATCTTTTAATTTATCTTTTATAGAATCAACTTCACCGTCTCTTTGTTTACGAAGTTTTTTACCAAACTTCTTAAATTTTTTTTGCGTTGAAGCAAACGTTGTGGTTACTGTGGAAAGTGAAAACATTATATTACTTATTATTCGGTAACATTTTTATTTTTCTTGTTATAGTATAAGTATGTTAACGGATAGTGATATTCGTAAAAAGATTACACAGGTACGTAAAACTCGGGGTCAAATATACGCACCTCTTAAATATTTCAGGGGACTTTCTTCCCTGAAAGAAGTTGAAACGCGGTATAAAAAGATGTTAAAAAAAGATTACAGACCATTTAAAACCGATAAGAAAGTGGTTACGAAAACGTCTAGCTACACAGCAAAGTTTCGTAAAAAATACCCCGGTATAACAAAACTCAAAGATATATCTAAAGTGACGGGTATACCTTTACGAACTCTTAAAACAGTCTACGACCGTGGATTAGCCGCTTGGCGAACGGGACACCGACCAGGTGCGAGTCCACAAGCGTGGGCGTATGCGCGCGTACACAGTTTTGTTGTTAAGGGAAAGACGTATTATACAGCCGATAAGAATTTACGTTAAAAAATTCTCACGTTATACAAATGGTTGTTAAATCTCAATTAACACAAAATATTAAAAATAACAAAAATAGATACGAGACTCGTCAGATGCATATAAAAAATATAAAAGAAAAATTAAGAAAATTCGGAAAACCTGGTCAAAATATGATTAATCACTTTGGAAAAAGAGTTTCCGAGTTTACTAATACTAATATAAAAGAATTACATAATAAAAATACGGTAACTGGGATGGTTAATGTTATTAAAAGGGTATTAAAAATCGAAAATGTAAAAAATAAATCAAATAATAATAGTAATAGCGGTAGTACTAGTTCTAAGTCTAGTCCTATAAATATACCTACAAGAAGTCGTTAGATATAAAGATATAATACTATTATATATAATGGAAATTACTGTTGAACGATTTAATAACGGTAAGTATAACTTAAATACGATATCAAATGATCAGTATATAGGTAACACATTAAAACAGGGGTACGAGTGGGATGGTTGGATGCGATACGATGTGGAAAAATATTATAAACCTGGTACGGATATTATTGATATAGGTGCTAATATAGGGTATAATACACTCATGTTTTCCGATTACGGACCAGTTGTTTCATTCGAACCAGTTTTCTTTGAGATTGCTAATTTAAACTTAAAATCAAACGATTTAAAAAACAAAGTATCCATGAACCCGTGTGCATTATCAGATACGATCGGTGAAAAGATTGAAATGTATATTCCTAAACCCGTTGAAAACGATATGATAAACTATGGTGGTACCACAATGTTTCCGAACGAACATCACGATATGAATAGTACGATTACCGCAATTACGGATACTCTTGATAACGTGTATAAAGGTACTCCTTCTTTAATCAAAATGGATGTTGAAGGTGCAGAGATGAATGTTTTACGTGGTTCTATTAGTATACTAAAAAAACATAAACCGGTATTATTAATTGAAATAGGTGATTATGAAAAGAGTAAAATACCCGATTTTCTGAGAGACGAGGTTGGGTATGTGTGCACACCCGAATCTCGACCGGAATGTATGTATTTATTTGTTTAAATCGTGTACTAAATCGTCTATATTTTTATAGTACCGCTTTAGATCTTTCATAAACCTTTTACTTTTTTCAAGATCTTCATCTTTCTTTCTATTTTTATAAATATAAGCTAAATTTGATTTTGAGTATCGGGTTCGTTTTTGGTTCTCGTTAGGTTTTCTTGGAACGAGTTTTTTATCCTTTTTCGAAACGCTTTGCATGGGTTCAATGCGTTTCGTAAAACTAATAGCTTGCATGACCGTATCGGCAAGATCGTCTTTTTTCTTGGATTCGTTGAATATTGGTATCCAATGTGCATTAACTGTATTGTTCCAAATGAATTGTTGACACCTTTCTATCGACGCTTTTTTACGTTTATTATACATAACTTTACCCGGTCCTGCAAAGTCGGGTATTTTGAAACGTGCATCGTAAATGATCGTTTCGGCTTTAGGGTTCCGAATAATAAAGTAAGCGTGTAAAAAATGTTCAACCATTTTCATTTTCCTATTTTTATCGGGTTGTTTCTCGATAAGAACCGTATCTGCTTTTAAAATCCACTTTTTTTCATCTAAATGGTTTCGTAGCGAAACGAATAAGCCGTCTTTATGTTCAGGGGGTACTCCGGAAACATCCCACTGAACAATAAGATTGGACGTTTCATCGAGCATACACATCGCAAGGTTGCGTATACCGACGTCTATACTTAAAATCATTAATATAAAGAAAATTTATATCTTTAAATACCTATATATATTTGCTCGATGCTTTATTCATGGCACCTTGTCCCGCTGGTGACATGGCAACGATAGCTACCGATAACATTACCATAACAATACCAATAACGGATGCAATTGCACTCGCCATCATTGGACCTGTTGCCGCACTAATCATTTCGGCAAAGCCACCGGCTTTACTTTTTACTTCGGCATCGAGTGTTGCAACCATACCACTGGTAACCTTATTTTCAATCAAGGCATCCGTGAGTGCTTCTTGAACCGATTTAGCTGCTAAAGAAGCCGTTAAGTTTTGTGTTCGGTCAAATGGTTTACCCATACAATCTAAATCACCGCCAATGTTTATCGTATCGCTTTGGATACTAACTTGTTCCATTATCAGTTCTGTTAAATTTTCTGTTGTAATCGTTGTATCAACAATATTCTGGATTTCCATATTCACGCTTTGTTGTAAATTCTGTTTATCCCCAATTTGCATATTACCAGCCTGTGTTGATTTTTCCATAGCTGCAGATGCACCTGCTTGCATTTCTGCGGAAATTTCATTTTTCATTGCTAATATAGTATTAGGTATCTGTTCAACATCTGCCTGCATATCCGCATCGAGTTTTTGTGACGATGTATAAGGACAATCGATCATTGACCCACCTATATTTAGGGTCATTTTTTGAATATTTGTTTGCGAACCGGAGACTTTTTGTGTATTTTTTGTAACTTGGTTGTAAATGGATTTATTTACAGCACTCAAATTAAATGTTTGCTCGATAGTTTGACTTCCGCCTCCACCCATGTTTATAGTTGCCTGAGAAAAAAATAAAATGTAATAATAATAAAGTATGATAGACGAATCGAGAACTAGTTGTCATAGTCGAAGATGTGTTTCATGTTCATATAAAAAAGAGGATCCATATGATTTACCGGACGTCTTAAAAGTTCCAGAAGGTGAAGATAAAACAAACAAGGATAAATTTTATGCTGAAAATGTTGATTGGTCCCGCGTATACGGTAAAAAATTCAAATCAGCTGGAACAAACGATTGGGGTGAACTAGTAAAAGATTACTCGAACAACGCGAGTAGTCAATCTGCAATGAAATCTACTATTGATGGTTATTTAGCAAGTAATACTGTAAACACTTTATCTTGTCAGGACAGAGATTGTCTAAACTGCAAAGCCAGTAGACCAGACATTGGTGGGAATTGTTGGCTCGGAGAAGATTATAATCAGCAGGTTTGTATAAATGATTGGGCGGGAAAAGCCCTCAATAAGTGTAACGAGGGTGATGAGTCTGGTTATACAGATGATTGGACTACTGATGAAAAATGTGGTTGTTTCGAGATGGCAAAGACACATAACGGTGCAGATATAACATCTGAACTTTTAACGGGTTTATACGCAATGGAAAATTGTAGTAATGGGTTTAAGTGGGGTGAAATGGCGGATAATTTCTGTGCGAAACCAGAAAACTTTAAAGCGAGTATTGGTAATGGTATGTGTAAGGACAGAAACCCGGATGCTCGAAAAGAGTATTGTAAACTTGAGGATAATATAGTAACAGATACTGATAATTGTTCTAAAGACAAGCTCGGTGAAGATGATTATAACGACGTGGGTATTTCGTATTGTAAACGAGACGGTGAAGATGCAAAACAAGGTGGTATGCGACAAGATTGGTGTAAATGTTACAATTTAGATACCGGTGTGTGTGAAACGAATTTAGACGCGGCTGGGTGTCGAACTGCGCGAAACAATGTAGAAAGTCAAAAAAAATTCTTTAGTGCCGAAGAATATGACATTTTGCGTCAAAATATGGTGTGTCGACCGGGAACGTGTTCGAATGGGTTTTTACCAAAAAATTATCAAGATCAGTGTAAACCAACGTATAGAATATGTGGAGAAGACGTTGATATAGGTCTTCTCTCAAATGCACAACTTTTAGTAAAGTGTCACTCTGGCGAAGAGGACCTCCCTGATTTTATGAGAACGGGTGAAAGTTTGGGTAGATCGAGGTACGAACGTAATAAAAATAGAAAACGTGAACCACCCTTTGACCAAGGGGTACTTAGTAAGACACCAATCAAATCATGGCCTAGACGATGGAGTACGGATGATGAAGATGCGAAGTATATAGTTGGTTATACTATAACTTCAATAGCTTCGTGTTTGTTATGTGCAGGTGGACTTTTTATGGTGATGGGGAAAAATAAAATGTAAGTGGATATTAGTATGTCTAATATAACAAAAGATGAACATTTAGCCAAAATGGTAACTTGTGTGGAAGGTAAAAGGATTAAAAATGATAATGAAGAAACAGATGAAAACTTCTGTCGACACACGTCTCCCGAATTAGGTGGGTACAATAAATATTTTTACCATTTGTTGGGTCAAAAGTATTGTAATAGAAGTGATCTCGGTGACAACCTCGGTATGAATGACGAATGGTGTAGTTGTTATAACATAATGGCAAATAAGTGTGATGCTAAACCAGATTTACCAGGGTGTAGTGAAACAAAAACTGTTTGGAGTGATATGAATACACACTTATCCGAAAAGGATAAGGCACAGTTCGAAGGTATGCGTCAATGTATTGGTAATTCGTGCGTTGGTTTCAAGTATAGACCGGAAAATTATAACGCGAACTGTGATAGAAACGTACTAATATGTAATTCTAGTTTTGACGTAGGTGGTAATATAATAGGGAGTAATGTATCTATAAACCAAAATTGTCAAATTAAGAGTGATCAAGTACCTGATCCTGTTATTACGAGTTCGAGTGAAATAGCTAAAGAAACGTTCGTCGAAAAGATATTCAAGTTTGAAGAAGATAAGGAAAAAAGTCTCGTTCAAAAAACATATTTTAGGTACATATCAACACTTTCGTCCATGTTATGTATGGGTATTGGTGGGTTCATGGTAGTTAGTGTTGTTTAAATAAAATATTTATACATAGAAATGGCGACGTGTGAAAATCAATGGACCTATGACAGTTCTGTAATACCTCACGTGGTTTCGGGTGAGTGTCAAACAGAATATTTTGATGCCAATGCCATGAAATATTGTGATTCGTCAGAAGGTATGCAAAACGATTGGTGTGCGTGTTATAATACAATGGTAGAAGGTCGGTGTGATACCAATCCGAATATACCAGGGTGTAATGAAACGTTAGACCTCGCAAATAAATTAAAAGATAATTTAACTAGTGAACAAAGAAAACAACTCGATGGTATGCGTCCGTGTTGGAAAAGTGTGTGTGCGGGTAATCGATACATACCAGGTATATGGGATAAAAACTGTAACAAATCGGTTGTTATATGTAATAGTGAATTTAAAGTCGGTGGTGCAATTTTAGGGAGTAACGTAAAAGTTAACCAACACTGTAACGATGAAAACACCGAAGGAAATCCATTATCAACTACTATAGGTACGACTGATTATACACCAGGTGAGGCTGACGATAAAGAAAAGGAAAGAAAGGTATCGGAAAATATCGAAAAAGTATTTAAATTTGATGAAGATAAAGATAAAAAAATATACGAAAAACGGTACATACAAATAATGTTAATTATTTTGGTAATAGTATTTGTATCTTTACTCGGACTCGGTGTAATCGTTTTATAAAAATAACATTTTTTATTACAAATAATATATAATCTATAGTAATAAACAATGGGAGGCGGTTGTAGCCGTGAAGATCACCCCGACGGTGGTTATGTTTTTAATCACAAAAGTGAAAAAGCAGCTTTTAATGCAGCTGCACACCCAATGGAACACCATGCTTCTGGTGGATCTACGATAAACGCTTCGTTTCCGTATATTAAAGGTCGAAAAATGGAAATGGATGGATCTGCTCTAAGGACGAGTACTGATTGTGATGGTTGGGGTCCTAATGAAATAGATTCGATTTTTATGCATACAGAAAATTTTACCGCCGATCGTGCCGTTCTTTATCTTACGGGTCTGGGTAAAGATGGTAAAGAAACCATGATACTTACACCTAATTTTGGTCGTGGGTGGAAAAATATAATTCCATTTAATTTCTTTAATAATTATTACATAAAAAAAGAACATTTTGCCGCGGAACCAACAGATGATCAAGTATATATAGATAAGTATATACCTACTACGACCGAACACAGTTTTTATGACTTTGATTTTGTGAGTAATAAAGGAAAAATTATAGAAAAATATTGTCCAGAGGCGATTGAAAGTAAATCTGGATGGATAAAAACGGATACTTTTAGGTTTATATACGATAGACAGGCTATAGAAAGATTACATAAAAAACCCGAATTCAAAGGTGATTGGGGAAAATTAGTAAAGAAGTATTGTAATGCTGATATAAATAGTAGAATAAATCATATAGTTGGTGTAGGGGATATGAAAAACGCTGAGGGGCAGGATGTCCCATTAACGTGTTTAGCGACAGATCAAAGTCTTGGCGATGTATATTGTAGAGGACCAAAAGAAGGTGATAATCCTGGTTCAGATATAGAAAAACCTATATGTAGAGCGTATGATGATTTTGAACTCGTTGCGAGTGCGTATTGTAAAATTGACGATAATAGAAAAAAACAATTTTGTGGGTGTGCCAATGCGGTCGACCTTGATTTTTGTACGAATAAGGGTGACCAACAATCTGAATATCCCGGGTGTGCAGAAACTGAAGACCTGTGGAAAGCAATTGAGGGTAGTTTGATGGATCGTGATAGAAGGTTCTTTAAAAATAGACGTAAGTGTCACCAAAATGTGTGTGATTCCTCGAGGTACCAACCAACCGGGTGGGAAAACGGGTGTAATGCATCATACAGTGTTTGTACAGATAATACTAAAATAAAAGGTGACTTGATAGATAGCGATTATTCGGTTACGCAAAAGTGTAGCTTTACCGAATCGGGTGAAATGTTATTCGATGGTGATATAGGTAAAAGAACACCCGAAAAAATATTTATTGACGATGCAACTAAAGAAACCAAACTTTTTGAAAAAATATTTGCGGTCGAAGGACAAAAACACGATCAGTGGTACGAAAAACGTATGTTCCATATACTATCATCTTCATCTTCTTGTATTATTGCAATACTAATGGCAATGGGCTTGATAGTTATTTAAAGAAAAAACATTCGATATGTGTATAAGAATGTGGTGTTGGTGGTGTTGTCATACATTCGAGGGTATACCTTTGAGTATGCCATATAAACACGATGAACGGCGTAATAAGTTTTATACATCGGGTACCTTCTGTTCGTGGAGTTGTATGAAAACATACGCAATAGATAAGTATGGTTGTAACCGGGGTGGTCTTATATGCGGAAATATGGTTATGATGCGTCGAAAACTTTTCAACAAGATAGGAACAATAAAAAAAGCACCACCAAGACAGAAATTGATAGAATTCGGTGGTGATATGAGTATAGAAAAGTTTAGAGAAAACAATGTGGTTGATACAGAAATACCTAAAAAAATTGAAACTGAACCTGTACGTGATATAGTTATACCCATACACGATAATACAAAGAAGATGAACGATATTAAAATAGCAACGGGTAAAAATGAAACATTACGTTTGAAAAGGGAAAAGCCACTCAAACGAAACGAAAATAATTTAGAATCAGTTTTAGGATTAGTTATTAAACCCAAATCCTAGTTTACGCCTTTGTTTATTAGTCGGAACAGATTTCGGTAAGTGTATATCTTTATAAGAATTTATCCATTTCGTACCATCATACGCAATCCATTTTATATCATATTTTTCTATAATTTTTCTACATAAAACACACGGTAGTGATATACCGTCACCATAACTGGTTTCTCGACGTATCACTAAAGTTCCGCATTTTCTGTTAAACCAATATGCAAATTGATGATTTTTGTATCCTTTTTTTAAAAATTCACGTTTTAAATTAGTTATTATACGTCTTTCTGCGCAACATATACAATCACTTTTAGTAACTTTTGATAATTTGGTAGTATAAGTTGTCACTATTGTGAATGACATTTAGTTATACGAGCGAATTATTTTTAATATCGTTACAATTATTACATACATTTCCGCAATACACAAAAGAGCAATGTACACATTCGTTTAACGTTTTAACTTTCCGTTTGACGAGTTTGTTTTGAGAATACATAATTAGATCCTTAACGGTATAAATTCCGTACATTACCATTGTTTCTAAATTTGGAAATTTCATTTGTATTTAATATACGAATAAAAACTTTATGTTATATTAATTATTTGAAACACCCAAACAATTTTTTACACCCAGCACTTGTTTTTAACATGACCGCAAAACTATCAATCATACCAGGTACCATAGCTTTTAAAAGTGTTTCGAATTCAGTATCAGTATCACCTTCATCGATTTCTTCAATAATGGAAAAGATCAAATCCATGACGAGTTCTTTCTTATTTGGTCCCGACATAGATTTAAGATTTTGAGCTTGGAGCATAAGTGTCGATACTAGAATACACACGTTCTCTTTCGTGATACGTTTACCCTTATATCTTTCGACAATTTTCCTCATTTCTTGTGCGACTTCTTTAGACTTTTTAGATTTAGAATCATAGTTTGATACAATCTTTTCCGGTGGTGTTGACATTTTATATAGATTTATAAATTAATTTCTTTAATTAATATAATGAACACAGACGATAAAATTGCGTTTGCTGCTATAGTTATTGGTTTAGCTCAGATGATAATGTTAACAAACAAGTTAATCAATACCGAAGATATTTCTTATTATAGTGTAAATTATGTTGTAGCTGGTATAATTGCCAGTGTACTTTGGATAATTTATCAATATAGAAAAGGTGCCAACTTTTCAGTCGCTTATTCAACAGCTGGTTTATTTATCGGTTTATATATTTTACAAAGGATATTAAAGGAAAAAAAAGATAATAAAAAAGAATAAAATGCAATCTATAACAAATACACGTTTACCTATTAAACTAACAAAACGTAACTCTTCGAGATTCAAAACACACGCCTCTGTAAATTGGAAATATGTCGAAGCAGTTAATGGACGTGCTGCAATGTATGGAACGATTCTTGGTGGATCTAATTGGGGACTTACGGGCTTGAATGTTATTGAACAAACACAGTATTTACCATGTGCTATACTGGGTGCTGGTTCTACTTTGATAGCCATAGGTACCATGACAAATGCCGTTGGTAAGTTATCAGAGGAGGATTTTGAAAAATTTACTTCAATTAATACAGGGCGTTTTTTCATGGCATGCTTTTCGGGACTGGTTATAGCTGCTATTGCCGGTGTCTAACATACCAATATCTGTATTTGATAAAATATATACCAAGAAATTAATCATTTTTATTTTTTCATTTAGACTAAATGTTCCTGCCTCACGCATCACGTGAGCCAAGAGCATTAGCATCAAATGTATGGATTCGCATAGTTCCATATATATTATTTAATTATTTTAAATAGCCATATTACCATCCTTCTTTTTGAAAATGAAAAGTGCGGAACCGATGGCTGCAAGAAGGTAAATAACTATACCAAATGCACCCATACCCTTAGCCGCCTGATCTTTATCACTATCTGGGCATTCTTGTGCGAGAGCTAAAGACATGGCTGAACCGATGAAACCCATGATACAATACATGGATGCTATCATTTTTTCTTGTGTAGATGCACCCAATACTTTTTGGACCAATAAAACAAATGGTATAGCTATACCTAAAGTTAATGTATGACTCAAATACATTTTAATATTTTGCCACTTTTCACTCGATTGTATCGCATCACATTTTTCGAAAACTTTTATACCGACACCTGATATAGTTGCGTATATACCCGCCAGCACGACCGTCATACCTACCAATTTCCAACTTGGTGTTTCGTTACTCATTTTTTATTGTAGACTGAGAAAATAATATTCTCTAAATTATATTTTGGTTTCCAATTATTTACCCGTTTGAACGCGTCAAATTCGTTTAGCCCTGTTTCTTTTTTACATGGTATATAAAACTTATTAGATACCTTTATAACAATTTTGTTATCAACTATACCAACTTCGTTTATATTTTTACCTTTCCATGTTATTTGTTTACCCATAATTTTCAAAGTGAGTTCTATCATTTCTCGTATTGTATGTTTCTGTCCTGTCGATACTACATAATCACCTGGTTCTTTATCTTGTAGTATTAACCACATAGCTTCTACATAATCTTCGGCATGTCCCCAATCCTTGTATGTGTCAATATTACCGACTTCGACGTGTTCAATTTCACCTATCATAACTTTTTTTAAACCATTTATTATCTTTGGTGTTACGAATTTTTCACTTTTGTAAGGAGATTCGTGACTGAATAATACACCCGAAGATATATGAAACCCGTGTACATTTCTATACATTTTTACAATCAGATCTGCAGATATTTTTGAAATACTATAAATGGTATCTGGATTATGTATAGTTTCCGAAGAAGATGCCTGAAATATTTTACATTTTTCAATTAGTTTTAATTCTTTTACGACTTCTAGAATCGTGAGTATACCAATGGAATTAACATGAAACGTTTCTACCGTGTTATTTACCTTTAGACCTGTATTTACCTTAGCGGCTAAGTTGTATATTTCAATATTTTCAAAATCCTTGTATTTCAATAAAAGTTTATAAAACTTTTTTTTATCTAATACGTTTATTTTATAACCGTCGACAGTGTATTTTTTCCTATGTAAAAACTTTGATAGATATTTACCATCCTGTCCTAGATACCCTGTTATTATGGCAACATTCATTTAAAGAGTAAGGGTATAATATCTTTAAATGAAAGTTGATATTTCAAAGGGTGAATTAATAGATAAGATTACTATCCTTGAAATTAAAATGGATAGAATAAACGATAAAAATAAATTAAAAAATATTAAGAATGAACTCGATATATTATGTAAACTTGAGTTTGATACTAAACATAAGGGATCCATGAAAGATGTAAATGTGAAGATATGGGATTGTGAAGAATCAATACGAAAAATGGGCATGGACAATCCACCTCCAGATTTCATTAAATGTGCTAGAAACATTCATATATTTAATGACGAGCGTGCACGTATTAAAAAACTGATAAATATAGAAACTGGTTCTGAAATCATTGAAGAAAAGAGTTACTAATCTACAAAAGTCCAAACCTGATCACTAAACACCGTTTTTACGATATCAGGTGTATAGTATAGATGTGCAACATTCGTATGAAAAAAATTAGTTTTTTTATTACCCAATTTCATTAACTCAATCATCCAGTTATACGAGCTGTTCATACAGTGCACTTCCTTAGCGTTCTCGATTAGCCAAATATAACTAAATATATTAGGGTTATCACACTGGAAAAATTCGTCTTTTTCGTTTATTAGTTTAGCATGAGGTTTGTATATAAACTTGTCGGTCTCCACGTTTATATACCTATTTCTTTCCGGGTCGTCGTGAACAAATATATAATCTTTCGTGGGTGGTGTTATTTGTATAGAGCTATCTATCATAACCTTGAACTTTGAGTACATGTATAACGGGTTTACTTTTGCCTGTAGGTAAATACCATGAGCCCAGTTAACTGAATTTGTATAAGAAGACCATATAGTATCATTCATACCATACGTTGCGAGTGGTATAACTTTACTATTTTTTGGTATTTTAGAACGAATTTCGTTTGGGTTTGTATTATCCAGTGGTATAAGTGTAACCTTATCACATATATCTCTATACATGAATTTTACCGATTCTTCGTGTGTACTTTTAATAAAAAGATTTACGTGATTAGTTTCTGCAAAATGTCTTACCATTCCATTAAGCATTATTTGATCACCTAAACCTAGATGGTGTAGAATTGTTATTGACATTTTATGTAAATATATTTTTATAACTTTAAGCTTTCGATTACAGATGTAAATAATCTTTCTATCATATATTTGGTAACAAATTGGCTATTTCCAATATATACACCATTATAGTGTAGTATATCAGCGTTGGGTGCCGTGCATGTATGTTTCCATTTATGTAAAAATGGGTGCTTCAATAAATTTCCCGAAACAATTGGTCTATGTTCTACACCCAAATCGTCTAAACCCTTTATAACGTCGGGTCTGTTATCTTTATTCTTGCATATAATTGGAAATGCAAACGAACTATTTGAACTATTGGTATCTGGTATATGAAAATAGTCCTCGTACTGAATAAGCTTTTTAATAAAATATTCATAATTATCTTTACGTATTTGAATATTCTCGTCGAGACGCTTGAGTTGTTCGATTCCTAAAACTGCGTTTATTTCAGTATTTTTGAAATTGTACCCGTCGGTTAAGAACAAGAAAGCTGGATTTATATCCGGATATTGTGATGTAACTTTATCATAATTTTCGGGTAAAAGGTGACGCGCACATCCGTGATTCCTTTTGAGTCTCATGAGTTCATAAAGTTCGGTATTATTTGTACATACCATACCACCTTCGATTGTAGTCATGTGGTGACCAAAATAAAAACTGAATGTTGAACCTGTACCGTGTCCCCTTTTTCTACCAGAAGGTTCTTTTATCCCATGAGATTCGCATATATCTTCTAAAAATATAGCTTTGGGGTACTTTTCTTTTAGTTTATCTATGGGTGCATTGAATCCGAGTAAATGAGTTACGAATACTATTTTTATATCCTCGTCATTCGGTAAATTTTCTGTGTCAAAACTATAGTCTTTTAAGTTTATATCACAAAAAACTGGTTCGAGACCTAATTGGAATACCGGTGACACATTTGTAACCCATGTACAAGCAGGTACGAGTACTTTAGAACCATTTGGTATTTTATAGAGTTCCTTTACAGCTGATAAAAGAAGTATATTTGCTGTACTACCGGATGTAACGAATAAAGAATGTTTACATGCGAGCCATTCACACCAGTTTTTTTCAAACTCTGCAACTTTTTCACCACAGGTAAATTTATCGGTTGATGCTATGAATTCGATAAGTTTTATCTTATCGGAATCAGTAATAGCACTTTTCATCAAGGGCCAAAACATATTTTTATAAATATATTGATTTATAGCTTTAAGTTTGTAAAGTTCTGTAATATTCATCTTGTTTAGTCATTTTTTCAACTGTTTTAATATGATATAGGGCTATTTCTGGTGATTCACTTATTTTTAATATTTCATTCGTACCTGTAACTATTTCATGTAATCCCTTAGTCCATTTAATTTCTGGTGTATTTTTATAAATTCGTCCTTGATAATCCGGCCAATTTATCCAACCGCAATTGTTTATTTTAAAACTAAGTTTTTCTAACCATTTATGCGTAAACCCGGGACATATGTTAATTCTTGGTATGTATATGAGTTCACATTTATTTTCACATATAACAGATTTGATATTTTTAATAAATAATTCCTGTGGCATTTCATCCGCGTCGATAACAAATATGTAATCTCCTTTACAAACACTATTATGAAAGTTTCTATGATCAGAAAAATTACCACAAAAAGAGCGTTCGGAAACACTTATATTTTTTTCAAAAGTTTTTAATACATCACGTACTTCTTTTGTGACATTTTTACTATCAACGAGTACGTTTATTTCATCAATTGGTTCCTTTACTTTTTTTAGAAATGAAATGAGTGAATATAATTCATTTGATTCGTTACACACAGTTATTGCGTATGATATGCTTAACGTTTTGAAAGAAAAATAATTTTTATTTATCTTTTCTAAATCTTTCAATATTTTCATATTATTTAAGGTATGACTTTGTTCAGTTGTATCTGAATCCTTTGCTGCAACGTGGTGAAGTGCATTTTCGTCGAATCCATATTCCAATTGTTTTAATTTACCTAGATTACATTCTTCCGTAAAAATAGTTCTTCTTTTAATACCTCGTTTTTCGAGTAAGTTTGATATCAACATGTCATCATTCCATGTAATACTTAACAATTCCCTAAATTCGGGAAGTATATTTCGAAGCCAATCTGTTCTATACAGACATGAACCATAAGCCTCTAAAACGTCAACGGATGGTTCTACATGAATTCTCGGGTATTGTCCTTTGAAGTATGTATCAAAATTAAAACCCGATAAACCCCATGCACTTTTAGGTTTGTTTACATTAAAATTTTCCAATAGATGAACTATTAAATCTGTTTGGTATATCGTATCATCGTTAACAACTATGAGTATATCAGCATCACTTTTTTTAATAATAGGAGCAAAAGCCGAAGTTCCGGGTCCCAAGTCCTCACAATCTAAATTTAAAATTATATTTTTACCTAGTTCCTTGTATGGAAATATACCATCCCAATCTGGAAATCTATTGTATTTTTTAGGTATATTAACCCATATTTCATCAAAATTTTCAAGTTTTTTTAAATTTTCTATATAATTGGTTAAGTACTTGAATCTGGGTGGTATAGTGGTAAAACTAAGTATTGTTTTCATTTAATATTTTAAAATTTTATTCTATAAGTTATATTAATTAAAAAATAATATAATGATAGTATAATGCTCGGTGTTGAAATTGAATATATAGATGATCTTGGTACGTCTAATACTGATAATATGGCTGAATTAGAAGACATTTTAAGATATTGTCAAATGGGTCGAGATTGTTCAAAATCTGTTATGGATGAATATACAGCCTGTGATAAGATAAGTAAAGAGGTAATAGTTTGGTATTCTCATAACAAAAAAGTACTCAAACAGATGAATGAATGGGTTATACTTCATAAAGAAGAATTTTCTGAATACCAAAACAAGATAAAAGCTGTGCAGGAACGGATTAAAAAATTAAAAAACAATGTTCTTGGGTCTTAATACAATTTCAAAATTTCAGCAACTGCAGGATGTCTCAAAATGTCTTCATCATTCATTATGACATGTTCGATATATTCTAATTCCAAACATTTTATTCGTTTAATAAGATCAGCCAGACCATTTTTTGGACCCAAATCACTTTGTTTTAGGTCACCCATAACGATCATTTTAGAATTATCTCCCAATCTCGTTAAAAGCATTTTCATTTGGTTAGGTGTACTATTCTGCATTTCATCCGCAATTATAAACGAATTGTTAAACGTTCGACCTCTCATAAACCCTAAAGGTTCTATACACACATGTTTTTCAAGTTGGTTACGTGTAAGATAATTTTCAAAAACATCCATCATAGGTCTCGTCCATGGTTCCATTTTCCTTTCCATTTCACCTGGTAAATATCCCATATCTTCATCTGCTGCAACTATTGGTCTTGTGAGTATGAGACGTTGACACTCCTTATTTACTAATTTTTCTGCTGCTATCTGACACCCAAACATAGTTTTTCCTGAACCTGCTGGACCGGTTGTGATTATAATAGGTTTTGACCCCTGTATAACCCTTAAATATTCACATTGTCCGGGAGTTTTGGGAAAGTTCATCTGTATAAATTAACTTAAGGTTTTTTTCTAATAATATAATAATATGATACTACAAAGTATTAGATTACCATGTACTATTAAACCTGTAAAAAGACGAAATGTGAAAACACGTATAAAATGTTCATCTGGAAGTGATTATTCCGATCAAACGTTCGACGATGTCGATACTGTACTTATAAAATATTTTACGTTTAGATCTACACAATATACATTAGGACAAGTATATGAAATGGATACGTCACCCATGAAAAGTGAATTCAATTGGTTATGTGATTTCTCCAATGAACATAATCCAAGTTCTGGTGATGCGTTTATTGAGGCATTGTATGAAAATGGTAAAACAAACATTGCGTCGCGTATTATGGAAAATAGGGAAGGTTTATTAAAACGTTGGTTATCGGAAACGACCGAAACGAGCGGTGAAAAGTTAGGGTTAAAAATGCACACTAAAAATATGAATATATCCCGAAACACTTTAATGAAGTCGCTTGAAAATACACCAGAACCAACTAAGTCTATGGATGAGGTATAAAGATTAAATTATTATGATACGATATGATAGAATGCAGTTTCATTTTATAGGTATTGTGAAAGGTGGATATACAACAATCACTGACCCAGATGGTAAACCACGTATAATTTGTTTTAGTAAAAAAAAGATTGCTGATCAATGTATAGACTATATGAGTAAATACCGTTCAAGCTATGGTGTATGGCCGGATATGAATTTGGAACAACCCGTTTCTCGAATAAACTCTAATATAAATTTCAAGAAAAGAACATCTGAAAATATAAGGGAATATATTTTCATTGAAGAAATGGTAAAGAGTCAACTTGATGAAATGTCAACCGGGACGGGTGTCTGTTACTTTTATTGTCATACTTTCGCATATAAGGACGATTTATTACGGATATCATTATCTGGTCAGAAAATAGACGGTGAAATTGATGATAGATATTATAAATCAAGATTAGATACAAGGTTAAAGAATGTGTGAGTATGTATATTATAAATGTCATTTGTAAAAGAGTTTGATCCTAAAAAAGAAGACCATGTGATATGGTTACAAAAAGTTGATACTGTTATGTTGCACATAACAGACCATGCGAATGAAAGTAAAGATATGATGAAAATTGTAAATGAAAATCCATTTGGTATTAAAATGAATAATCCAATGGATTGGGCACAGTCTCATTTTCAATTATGTATGAAATATTCACAAGCTGTTCTCAGAGGAGTAGCTCATATTCCGACTCGAGGGGCGACTGATTAAGCCAGGATAAGAACGAGTTCTAGGTCTCGATTCTCTAGTTAACTTATGGTATTCTTTTAGTGTAAAGTCTTGTGGTTCTGAATACTCGTCCATGCGTATAAGTAAAATTTTACCTAATATAAACATGTTTGTAAAAGGTCTAGGTAATCTATTTTGGTTTAGGTTAAGTTCAATTGATGATTCTGAACACTTAAGTATAACAACGTCTTCGTCAGGCCATTGACCTATAAATGACGCCTTACCTTTTAGAATATTGAAAATTTCATTTTTTTCGGGTGAAATGTCGATAACTATTTCTACTATGTCATTACGTTCCTCGTTTATTAAAACAGCAAGCGTCATCTATTCTATGTGAATAAAAAAAGTTGCTTTTAATAAATGAATACTTTACTTAAACTTTCGATTGCTCTTATACTTGTATACGTAATACTATACAGGTCGGATTTATACACTAACATTGTTCTGGACACTGCCTGGAGAGAAACTCGAAATAAACCAGTTACAACATCGGACCCCTTTAACATGTGCTCCCCAGAGTCATTTTCTGACTGTAAAAAAAATAAAATGGAACTCCTAAGTCGATATTAATTTATATAAATTATTTAAGATGTTATCTAGTCGAGAATACGCGTTACAAAAATATTCTGATTTTATGGAATTAGATATCGATAATAACATCATTAAAAATTTAGAAATAAACACATACAATTGGGCACATAGACGAACATTGGAAGTAGGTGATTGTCCAGCAGCAGACAATCGTAAACATATTCAGAGATATAAACAAAAGTTTTTGAGCATAATGTATAATCTAAAAAAATCACCTGATCTCAAAGATAGAATTTTGAGTGGTGAATTTAAAACAACTATGGTTATTAATGCATCACCACAGGGTTTGTGGAAAGATGGTCCATACGCAAAAATGTCTGAAAAAATAGCCATTCAAGAAATGAAAAAACAGCATGCGTCCAATTATATGCATGATAAAGACTATAAAGGACTATTTAAGTGTGGGCGGTGTAGAGGATACAAAACTACTTTTTACCAAATGCAAACGCGTAGCGCTGATGAACCCATGACAGTGTTTGTTACGTGTCACACGTGTGATAGAAGATGGAAAACTTAGAGAACGTTTAGTTTTATCCCGTACATGCTATGCGTTAGATCTGTATCCTGATCTCCTACTGATAAAATATAATTGTATCCTGTTTGTTTTTTCAGATTACCCTTGTTAATTGCGGGTGTTAAGTAAAGTTCGTCGTATAGTATACCGTATCTTCTTAGTTGCATCACTGTAAAATGACGTGATACTATTGAAAATGGTCTAGCTGTTATAATAATAATTTTATACCCCAATTTTTTACAATAATTTAATAAATTAATCATTTCTGTATTCGCGACCCCGTTTGTAAAAATAAGAGTATCGTCTATGTCAAACATAACTACATCTTTTTTGTTTATAACTCTATTTTTAAGAATGTTCTTTATTTGCATATTTAATATACTTTAAGAATTAAAACGTAGACTTTTTAATATGGAAAATCAAATTGTTGACATTGAATTCGAAGATAATATTTCGAATATTGCACAAATACGTAAAGATTTGGGTTCGGAATATTTAGTTTCAATTTTAGATTATTGTGGTTATGAAGTTTGGGATTTTGATGAAGATCTAATAAGCGTACCGAAAGAAAGTGTTTCTGGATTTTATGATACAACTAATCTTGAAAGTACAGGGCTTTATGAACAACTTAAAAATGGATCATACACACTCGTTGATCACTCTGATGATGAATACGTATTACCAAGCGATGACGAAAGTGACGATTCGGGTTCTGATGTTAGTCTCGACGATGAATTTTAATATAGTGTATTAGTAAAATGAAAGACACTTATATATTGTTATCAGCAACTTTTACCTTATTAATACTCTATACATTAATGTATAACCCAAAACAGGAGCAATACTGTGGTATGTGTGCAGGTAAGTAAAATCTCAGGGTATACTATAATATGGGTTTGTTACTCAGTAAACCGAAAAAGAATATAACCGAGTTTGTAACAGTAAAGAAAAATAGAACGCCTAAAAAATCACCGCGGAAAAAAATAACCAATGGTACAGTTAAATTGACTACACCAAAGAATTCAAAAACGATGAATAAGTTTTTACATGGTGGTCAAACACCACAAAAAAAATTAAAATTATAAGAATGAATAATATAAATCCGAAACTGTCGTATTTATATTATTTATAGATAGTATATGGGAAAACGAAAAGCTAATAATTCTCCACCGTCATCCTTACCATCAAGTTTAGGTAGTTTATTTAACGATTTTTTTAACTTTAAAATTGGTAATACTACTATACCTCGTCAACCGGCTAAAAAAAAGTCACGTACGAGTATGATTAATAATAAAAATGTAACTGTTAAAAAATTGACATTCAATAATAATACTACAAACGTACCGAATACATTCAAAAAGTTACTCGAAAAAAACGAAAAAAATGAAAAAGCTAAAAAAAATAAAAAGTGAGTGTATATTAATAATGTCAACAAGGTTGTTTGATGAAAAAAAAATATCAAATATACAAAAGGAATTTTACAGACTTAGACAAGAGTTTTTGAATACACAGGAATTACTTAAACGTGAAAATAATTTTAATAGACAGGTACAACTTACACAGAAAGTCTTGCGTATAGATAATAATATGAAAAAAGTAAATAAAGAATATGGCAAAGCTCTTGATAATATTAAAACAAAAGCATCGAAGGAAAGAGCGTCGTTCAAAAGGAAATTAAATAACGCGTTTAATAGTCCCGTGAAAAATAAAAAATCGGCTAAAAAATAAAAAAAATGTTAGTATAAATAAATGCCTTCTACGCGCATACAGACACCTAATAATAAGACCGTGAAGAAACAGTTAAATGGTTTAAAACGTAAAACCAAAATATCTTTACCTTCTAACTTTATTAAATCCATGGCAAAGTTACAAAGAGGACTTTTTTTAAGACCAAATAGACCCAAGTCGGTCAATAAAAAATAAAAAAGTAATATATGAAAGACCCCTTTAAGATTCGTGTCACTAAGAACGATAAGAAAGCTAAAAAAGGACTCTATACACAAAAACATATAAGGCTTAAACAAGAGACGCTTAATAACAGTAAGACAAACCAAAAGGACCATGGCTCCATACAACCCACCAAGTGCTCACTACAGTCAGTTTGATGTATCTGGCTATAATGAGGATGATATTTTCAAGTTTATCGGCAAGAACGGTAAAAAGTTTTATTGGTTAACGCGTTACCTTGATCTCTCGTACATGTGGTACGATAAAAAGCGTAAAGTTATTGAACTTTGGGGACCGTATGAGTCTCTTAAATACTTTTCGGCTCACCAAGTTTTAGAGTGTGAATTAGACCTAAGTTGTAATAAAATAGAAGTATAAGTAATATAAAATGACTACACTATCCTCAAACTCGTATCAAATGTTAAAGAAACCCGGTTGTTTTATGCAAGATAGAAACAACCGTGTAAATGAACAAATTATAGAAAAACTTTTACCCGGTTCTCTTATTTATGATATTATTAATGCTAAATACAAACCTGAACCTGAGCGCCCACCTTTTTATGTTCAAAACAAAAAAGATTATTTAGAAAGTTTGGAAAGAAACTGTAGAGAAATTGGTATTCCCTTTAAAAAACCGAATGTTGAAGAAATACCTATACCAAAAAAAATAGATTCTTACGTAGAACAACATATTGATAACCTTGATCAAATTGTAGTTCATTTAAACGTATTAAAATCCGGTAAAATTCGTATAAAAGTGATACCACATATGGCAATCTTGAACGAAAATTATTATTCGAAATCCATTATTCCGCCTATAAAAAGTGTTTTATCAGCATTAAAATCGCATGAATACTCAAATGAATTTATACAATCCGTGAAAGATAAATACAAGAAACGTAATGCACTCATAGAAAAGAAATGGAAAATACTCCAGAAAAGTTTTGATGCACCTTCAACAGCGTCGAGAAACAAAAAGAAGAAAGCGGATAAGAAAGCTGAAGCCGAAGCCGCCGAAGCCGCCGAAGCCGAAGCCGAAACGGAAGTGGTAGAAGATGAAGATCATGAAGACGACGACGAACCAGAAGAAGATGAGGCGATTGTTGTTGATGAAGATGACGAAGAAGAAGTTGTTGAAGACGATTACGTGTCGGATGGGGGAGATGATTAAAACTTAAGTTAGACTTTTTTTAATAAAAAACAATTTACAAAATGAATATTTTCTTTTTATCTATGAACCCCGAAGAGCTTGCTTATATGTACTGTGATCAACATGTAATCAAGATTCTACTCGAAATATGTCAAATGATGTATACCGCGTGGTTTTACTCGGACCAAACCGAATACGTAGAATCAAATGCACCTTATACCGTAAACGGTGCGCGCCGAGGGTATAAAGCTGCACATAAAAAACACCCTACAACGTTGTGGATATCGTCCAGTATTGATAATTATAATTTTGCAGGTGAAATAGGAATGTCACTTGCACTTGAATATAACAAACGGTTCGGTAAAATACACGCGTGTTCTAAACATATACTTTGGTTATATGAAAATAAACCTTCACATTTTGAACTTCGTGAAAGTGAAACCGCATATTACCCCATACACGATTTTAAACATGGACTTACACGAATACCAGCGTGTATGCCCGATAAATACAAAGTACCAAGTATTATTGAATCGTATAAGTTATATTATACAGGTGAAAAAGAGAGTTTTGCGAGATATACTAGAGTTTAATTTAAAAATATACTATAAGATGAACTGGAAACAGTTTCGTAAACGTTTAAGAAAAAAACGTAAAAAACTAAAAAAATTTATAGATAAGCGTCCAATTATTATAATTATATTCTTACAATTAAGTATAATGGGGACCATATTAACCGTATCAAAATTATTTAGTTCCCCACCTTTAAAAATAGAAAAGAAACCTGAATATGAACACCGAATATATAGTGATTTCATTAAAGGTGTTAAGAAAAACGAAATCGTTAAAGCGGAAATAAATCCTCAAAGTGATATCGTATACTTCGAAGAAAAGAATGGAACCGTAGGTACGTCGTATTACACACCTTCGGAAGATTTTTGGAAAATCATGTCTGAGAGTCAAGTTGAATTTGATTTAGTTAGAACACCGATCGGTGGAACTTTTAATGATTTTGTATCGTTCATGTTCATTACTATAGGTTTCTTTGCAATTTTTAGAATGTTTACGGGTGGTAGTATTGGTCAAAGTCCATTTTCAATGATGAAACAGGATACTGATATTGAAAATGAAATAACAACGCGTTTTGATGACGTCCAAGGTATAGATAGTGCAAAAGATGAACTCGAAGAAATTGTTGATTTTCTCAAGTCACCCGAAAAGTATTTCGGTACGGGTGCTAAAATACCAAAAGGTGCGTTATTAACGGGAAAACCGGGTACGGGTAAAACACTTTTGGCACGAGCGATCGCGGGTGAATCTTCTGTACCTTTCATTCAGTGTTCAGGATCATCGTTCGTTGAAATGTTTGTGGGTGTAGGTGCAAAAAGAGTCCGTGATATATTTGAATTGGCGCGCGAAAACCAACCATGTATTATCTTTATAGACGAAATTGACGCAATTGGTAAGAAAAGAAGTATGAATGGATTTGCGGCAAATGACGAGCGTGAACAAACGATTAACCAATTATTAACAGAAATGGACGGGTTTGAGAATGATACTGAAATTGTTGTTATAGCAGCAACAAACCGTTTAGATATTCTAGATGATGCGTTATTACGTCCCGGTAGATTCGATCGTAAAATACAAGTTTCTTTACCAGATGTTCACGGACGTGAAGAAATACTCAAAGTACACTCTAAAGATAAACTAGTGGGTGTTGATGTAAGTCTTCGCGATCTTGCAAAACAAACGACAGGGTTTTCGGGTGCCGATCTTGCAAATGTTATGAACGAGTGCGCGATACGAGCTGTTCGCGATGGTAAAGATGGTATAATAACATCTGATATTGTTGAAGACGTGTACCAAAGAATAGTTGTCGGTGCTAAAGGAAGTCGTTCCGTTTCTGGAGCGCGTAAATCAAGGGTAGCATACCATGAAGCGGGACACGCCATTATCGGTGTACTTATGCGTGAATACGACGAGGTTCGTAAAGTGAGTATTTTACCAAGAGGTGACGCGGGTGGTGTTACATATTTTCAACCGTCGACGGATGACGTAGGTATGTATACGAAAGATTACCTTTTATCACAAATTAAGGTTGCACTTGGTGGTCACGCAGCAGAAGAAATCGTTTATGGGCGTGATCACGTTACTACAGGCGCATCCAGTGATTTTCAACAAACGTTTAACATTGCGCGTGAAATGGTGACCACATATGGTATGAGTGAAACTATAGGTAAAATGAACATTAACCCTGATCTTATATCTCCCGTGACAGCAAACCATATCGATATAGAAATACACGATATAGTTGAATCGTGTTATACGGAAGTAAAGGAACTCCTTAATACATACCGCGTTAAACTCGAACACTTGAAAGAAATACTCGTCGAAGAGGAAATCGTCGACGGGAGTCTCGTATACGAAATGATAGCGTCATGTGATTTAAGAAGTCGCGTGAAACCGGTAGGTACTTTACGAACGTTCAAAGATGCGTTTGATAGTTTTGACTCGTATAGAGATGGTGATGATATTATTTTACCGTAATATAGTATATATGAATACCGATGGTGAAATATTTTTTATGAGTGTTGCGTGGATGATGATAGCTCGACGGTTCTTAGAAAATTTTAGAAAATAATGTTTATTTTTTATATTATTAAGTGTGTAATAATATAAAAAATGTTTTTGTTACCTATTTTTTTTATCGACGACTATTATTATTTTTGTTACTGAATTCTAAAGAATTTTGGATCGTGTTAATTGGTCGGTTAGTGTTATTCTGTTTTGTTCCTATTGTAGTGACACCACTTTGCAATTTTTTTAGTTTATTGATTTTTGTAAAATTTTTACTTAAAGTATCGACAAGTGCGTGTATATTAGAAATGTTTGAATTTTTTACTAATCCCACATACTCTATATCTTGAATATACGTTATTGTAGCAACGTGTAGCGTTTCCCTTGTTTGTATAAGTCTATTTATTACTTCGCGTAATTGTTCGTGTGCGTCTGTACACTTATTTATTGTCGACATAAGATCACCATTATAAAGTCCATAAAGGTCATATTGATGTTTAAGTGCTACTAGTTTAGCATAATTAATGCCGATTTTATTTAAAGTATTAGTTTTTCTTTTAATATTAGAATTGACACGAATTGTTTCATCCGCTAAAGTTTTTCTTATTTTATCCTGTTTTTCGTATAATTTTTTTAAATAATTTTTATTGGATATCGATTTTGAATCAGCTGTATTACGCAAAGATGAACTCATTTATATTATCTCATATTTTATTTTTTATTAATGACTACACGAACAAACTTTACATTTTTTGCCTGTATTTGTTGACGATTAAGTGGATTCTTTTTGTATACGATTACGTTCTTAGATTTATTATTTTTAGCAAGACTTTTTATTTCTCCAACTGTTCGAACACCTGTATTATTGCTAACATATTCTCGTGTTTTTTGACGTTTTAATAATTTTTCAAACGAGTTTAAACTAAAATATTGTCCGGGTTTCCCTGTACTTAAAATGATTTCATCATTTTTAAAAGGAGTGCGTGTTATAGGATCACTATTATTTTTAGATAATACAACTTTTTGTATTTTATCGGATCTAGATACTAACCTTGAATAGAGTTGATCATTGATCTTTTTAGTCATATTTAAAAACTTTTTTTTGTATGCTATCATTTTTTCATTTTTTGAATCCTTTTTGTTTTTCATAAAATTCGTATTTACAGTTTCTTTCATAAAATTAGTGTACGCCTTGTCTCTTTTTCTCTTTTGTGCTCGTGACCCAGAATCACCACTTGGTGGATTTATAGTCGCAAACATTCTTCTATCTCTATCTTGTTTTTTTGCTAAATATAAACGATCACGTTGTTTTTTTTCTGATTCTAAATTTGTATTTTTAAGATTATTAGCCATACGTTCTAATTGAGTATATCTTAATGGTACCTGTACACCTGCCACTTGAAAACTGTTGTTCGGTGGTGGCACTAATTTTTTTTTCGATCGTATTTCTAATAATTTTTTCTTGGGTTGTTTTTTTATAAAATTTGTCAATCTTTTAGTATATTTATCTACTTCCTTTGAAAAATATGATTCCATTATATATTATATTAACAAAATAAACCTAAGTTCTAAATTGTAGTTAAAGAAAACAATCTAAAAAATTACAATGAATTATATTGCCTGGGATACAGAAACTATAGGCCTTCCTAAAACACGTAAAGGTGAAAGGGCAACAGTTGATAATGTTCATAAATTCGATAAGTGTCGAATGTTAACTTTAGCGTTCGTTAAATATAATTATAAAGGTGAAGAGGTTGGTTCTTATCACGGTACAGTGTACCCAGATACATTCAATGTTGATGCAACACACGTCCATGGTATTACACATGAGTATGCAAGAGAAAACGGGCAACCGTTTGGGTATATCTACGCATCTCTTAAGGAAGCTACAAAAGATACTAAATTATTGGTCGCACACAATTCTCTTTTTGACGAGAACGTATTCTTTTCTGAGTGTTATCGCCGGGGTTTTGATACAGAACCGTTTGATGAAGTTACGTTTGTTGATACACTGGATATGGCACGGTCTATTTATCCTACGTTAAACAATCACAAATTGATTACATTGTATGATCACATATTTGGTGAAGAATTTGACGGTGCTCACGATGCCCTGAACGATGCACGTGCGTGTGGTAAAGTATATAACGTTATGCGTGATAAAAAATGGGAAATGTGTGATATTGGGGTTGATAGAGTTGTCATTAAAGCATCCGACGTTGCTGCAATTATTGGTAAAAATCAATATAAGAAACCTCTCGAGATTATCGATAACCTTTGGAGTAAATATAAACCTGATACGTTTGAAGGTAAAACAAAGGATCAGTGTGCAGTTGAAGCTATTGAAAAATGTAAATTCTCGATGGGTATTTTGAAAGATACGGAAACGTATAAATCTTTCAATTCTGTTGACGTAGAGAGAAAATTCAAAGCAGTTTCTAACCAACTTGATTTATATTCAAATTTACGGGGCGATGATAAAAAGTATGCAATTGATTATTTACGTAAGACTTTATACACGAACCATGGAACAAGACACGAGGATACCACGGCTGATAATTATAGTGACCTTGAAGTTGACGAAAACTTTTATACGTACCCAATTTGTTCTCTTGAAGGCACTACATATGAAATCGTCGGTCGTATTGATAGAGTGAGATATGACTATGATGGTAACAAGACGATTGTTGAAATTAAGAATAGAACGAGAAATTTATTTAAAACTGTCCGTGATTATGAGGAAATTCAATGTCAAACATATATGGAAATGATGGACGTTAATAAATGTGAACTCATTGAACAGTACAATGATTCTCGAATTGGATATGCAATTACACGTGATAAACAGAAATGGTTAAATGAAATTGACCCTAAACTTAAAAAGTTCTGTGAATACTTTCACCATTTACTTTCTAAATGATAATAATGATATACATGTTACCATTTCTATTTGTACCTAAACTTATCGATAAAAAACTAAACAAACCTAGCAAACCACTCGTCCAGGACACTAAAAAACGGTGTTGTGGGTGTTGGTTATTTAATTAAATGTAATGAAAATAAATAAATTAAAGAAACAAATGTATAAGATGTTATAATAAAAATGATATCTGGTCTCAGAATTACCCCCTTTACACCCAAATTGTATAGAACTACCCGCTTTAAACGATCTTCGAATAAAGATGACAATATTTTTATTGATACATCAAGCGATGAACCTAAATACGTAACCCATGAAGATATAGAGAGTCACCATGATTCATCTGATGCTAAAATGAAAGCATTATCAGCTGCATGGTTGAATAAGTATGCGACCCGAAATGGTTCACCAACTCTCGAAACATTTGCTAACCCTGAATCAGTTGAAATGATCAACGGTCGAGTTGCACAAATTGGATGGATCATGGCATTGTATTATGAGTTTACTAAAAACGAAGCCGTTTGGAACCAAGTTTTTAAAACACGTACATTTACACTTTTAGACGGTACGAGTGATACGGTTACATACCCAACGACAGGTTTTTTTGTGTTGCAGATTGTTGCAGGACTTATCGTTACTGGATCACTTTTTTCAAAACTTAAACTTGTTGATAAAGATGAAAAGATTGGACCGTTTAATAAAGAGGCTGAATTAAACAACGGTAGATGGGCGATGATTGGGTTAGTGTCTTTGGTTACAGTCGAACACTTTAACGATGGTTTGGCGTTGTTTGGACCACGTTAAAAATAAAAATAAAAATACGAATAAAAAAATGAAAAACAATAGTATGTTGAGACCCCCTCTCTCATCTATCATTTTTTCCAGACCAAATACGTCTAGACGTGTATGCACAAACGTTGTTTCTGTAGAAAAGGAATCTACACGACTCCAGTGTATAGAAACAACAATAGAAAGAACACGTGGTCGATGTTCGTTAGCATACGGTCGTCAGGAGAAGGCTTATATAAAAGTTCTTAATCAGTTGGAGAAAGAACGTTTAGAAATTTTAAAGTATACACAAGAAAAAAGTTATGATAATACAGATGATAGTTGCACTGAGTAATCCGAGATTTGTAGTTACATGTAAAAAAAATAAAGGGGGTACACAAAAGTTACCCAAATACGTCACGTATACTGAAACTGAGAAATTGAAAAAGTCTAGTAATAAAAAGAATATAAACCCTATAAAGAAATTATTAATTGGTATATTTGGTGAAGAGATTGATTACAATAAGTTTAATAAAGAGTCTAAATGGTCAATTAGAAAACAAGAAAGAGACGATGAGCGTAAAACGAAAAAATGGTAAAATCAATTTTTATTGTGGTGAACTGAAACTTACGACAATAAAAAGTGTTCGATATAAATGTTTGGGGTTTCATTTTTTAAGTTTAGATTGTGGTGTTGTTGGTGTTTTTTTCAATTTCTTACGCGTTGATGTTGATAATTTAGTACCATTCGATTTTTTTGAATTTATGCTTGTTGTATTATTATTACTGTTGTTATTGTCACTTATATTATTATACGTAATAGCGCGACGTGTTGCATTTATCCATCTATTTCTAACATTCTGTCTTTCTCTCAGACTATTTACTGGCATTATCATTTGTGCTGAAATACCCTGTATTCCCTCTGTACTTATATACCTATTTAAATTAGGTTCTGAGACAGTTCTTAAAGCACTATTATTTCCAAGCATTATTCGTATCATTTTTCGTAGTTCTCTTATTGTTATTCTTTGTAAGCTACCATCTGCTATACCAAATAATCTATCAAAAACCCATTGGAGTCTTTGGTTTTCTTCCATTTATTATACGTTTATATTTTTATCACCAGAACGAATTAAAATAGCAAGTATTAGTATAGAATGGTCACTAAAAACAATCAAAAGAAAAGTTTAAACGCTTCTATAAAAGAGGTTACTAATGCAATTGATAAACAGGCTAAACAATTTTTAATTAAAAATCAAACTAGAACACCAAGTCCGAGTAAAATTTTAACGAAGAGATTGACTGCGTTGCAAAAACAGAGGAATGCATTAAACGGTGATACATCTTCCATGAATTTCTCCATGTATAAATCACCTTCTCCGTCATTTATGAAAACGCGTTCACAATCAAAATCATCTGGATCTCGCCGCAACAGTGTTGGTTCTGCTAGTACACCACTAACTTATCGACAAAAAGAAATGGTTAATGTAGTTAAGAGATTAGGATTTCCCAGAAGAAATAATATCGAATTAATGGGTAATAAATTGTCTTTGAAACAATCTCAAAAAGTGAAAGCTAAGAATACCAAAGGTGAAAAAAGAGTCCGTATAGGTCAGGAAGCTAAAAATGCGCGAGACGCGATGAATCTTCGGGGTCTTTCGAGAAGATTAGCGGCAAGAGCTGGTGCAATATCTCCACTTCGTGTGATTAAAAATAAATTAAACTTTCGTCGTAGTGATCGTATTAAGAAAAATGTAAGCGAATCTCCAAAAAGTAAAGGAAGTGTTACTAAGAAGTCATCGTCTGAAAAATAATATTGTTAATAAGTAAAAATGAAGACAAATACAATTTTAATGATAGCAGCTATAGTAGCTACCGTATATATTCTTAACGGTGTGACTACAAAAAAATCTACCGAATCGTGTGGATGTGGTAAGTAAAAAGTAAAATATAATTAATCGTTTTTATACAAAGAACTATAATCTGTGTATAAAAATAATATATAGCTATTATAAGTTTATTATGAGTAACAATAATAACAATTCTGATAAAACATATTTAATAGTTGGTATTGTTTGTTTCTTATGTTACATTTCAAGCGGTGCAGCTTTATTTATTCGACACATTATTAAATCTGATACCAGTAAGAAATCCTCATCATCCCCATCCCCATCCTCATCCCCATCCCCATCCTCATCCCCATCCCCATCCCTATCCCCAGTCTCGTCATCGCAACCACAAAATTGTGTTTATGAATGGATAAATGGTACAGTAGATAAAAGCACAGGTAAACGAACGGATACGTATAGCGTAATAACAAAAGAAAGTGGGGGTGGAACTATGTGTCTACACAAAGACGGTGATACGAGAATATTGGATGTTAAGGTTGATTGTGAAGGTTCCACGTCCAATGAGGGTTGGAACGCTTGGAGCGGTTGTTCCAAATCGTGTGGTCCTGGAACACAAACAAGAACCTGGAATATGACTTATGGACCAAAAAATGGTGGTGATGCATGCCCACCCACCGAGAGCAAAAGTTGTAATCTAGGAAGTTGTAAAACGTGTCAATCTAACGGTGCATATGAAGGGTATCATCATTATTATTATGGTTCTAACAATTCCTATGATGGTTGTAAAGGTATAACTAACGAAACGGATTGTACAAATAAATCACTTAGCTACGCTGGTCGGGTATGTAAATGGGAATAATATAAAAAATCAAATCATTTTAAAAATATTAAAATATATATTTTTAAATAGATATAATTTAGACATACTTTCTATATAACCATAAAACCTAACGTAAAGTATACTATTATACATAAATAACACCTTCTTGAGCTAGTATTGAGTATCAGGGTGTATAAAATTTTAAGTGTATTATTGTAAATGTGGAAATATGGCACCCCCAGGGCACATACATTTTTAACCCCTAATATATAAATATTTTATAAATTCTCTATATTAATAATGGTGTTTTTTACTAAAATTATTTTCTTAACTATATATTGAGAGAAAAGAGTGAAAAATGTTCCACTAAACCCTAATTTTAGACAAAAATGGGGCATTTTTAGCCATAAAAAACACAATTAAGCCTATTTTAGCCCAATTTTTTGGTACTACGTACCTGGCGCATAGCGCCAGTCTTGATTTATCAA